ATTATTGTAAATAATTAATAATTTATATAGTTTAGTAGAATTTATTTCATAAGGACAGATATAAAATTCGCACGTTATAATAATAAAAAAATAGTTTTATTACATAATAATCAAATGATTAATAATTATGTAATAAAATTAATTGAAAATTTACCAGACGATTTTAAAAATGCAAAAACACCTTTAAGACTTGATTTAGTTTTAGATGGAGGAATTTTTAATGGTAGTTATCTAGTCGGAGCATTATATTTTTTGAGGGAAATGGAAAAACGTAATTATATTAAAATAGAGAGAATATCTGGGTGTAGTATTGGTTCTATTGTTGCTTTTCTTTACTATATTGATTCATTAGATTTGATGTCAAAATTATATGACATTGTTAATAAAGATTTTAAAAAAAACTATAAATTGATAATTATAAAAGAGTTAAAAAAATATTTATCTGAAAGGATACCAGATGATATTTGTAAAAAGGTGAATAAAAAACTATTTATATGTTATAATAATATCAAAAAATGTAAAAAAAAAGTAAAATTTGAATATAAAAACGTAGATGATTTAATTAATACAATTATAAAATCTAGTTTTGTACCTTACTTGATTGATGGAGAAATATTATATGAAAATAAATATATTGATGGTATTAACCCATATATTTTTATTAAAGAAAATGATAAAAAAATTCTATATTTAGACCTTTATGGTTATGATAAAATTGGTAATTTATTAAATGTTAAAAATGAAAAAACGAATTATCATCGTATTCTCTCTGGAATGCTGGATATTCATAGTTTTTTTATTAAACAATCTAACACACAAATGTGTAGTTATGTGAATGATTGGTCTATTAATAACAAACTATTTAATAATACAAAATTAGTTATTGAAAAATTTTGTATTTACGTTATATATTTTGTAATATATATTAAAAATGTTATCCCTCCAGAGTTTGAACAAACTATTATATATAAATTATTATCAAAAATAACACAAGATATTTTTATAATAATGTTAGAAACATATTGTTTATGAGTTTATTTAATTTAGTTAAAATATTTAATTAAATTAAATGGATAATTTCGATGATTCATCTTCTTCTTTTGGTAATTTAATTCCTTCTGGATTATTTGATAATAGTTATATATTGTATAGTTTAATAGCTTTAATAGTAGTAGGTATTTCTTATTTAGCTTATAAATATTATTTTAATAAAAATAACTCTATTGGTTCAACAAATATTGATTATTTACAAAGTACCGATGATAATAATGTAGAACAAAATAATGAACAAGGAGGTGAACAATATAATGAACAATATAATGAACAATATAATGAACAATATAATGAACAATACAATGAACAATACAATGGTGAAAATAACGAATAAATTAATGTAATATTGTTATTTTTTTTTACTATTTTTTCCATAAATATTAAACAAATTATTATATCTATTTTTTTTAGTCTTTTTAGCCCTTTTGGTCTTTTTAGATTTTATTTTTGTTGTCTTTTTATGTAGATTTGTATTTAAATCAGAATTAAATTTTTGTTCTGGTTTATAATTTAGAAACCACTCATCCATTTCCTTTTTATTTTTTGTTTCTTTAAGCTCCTTGTATTTTTCTGCTTTATTAGAACGCATTTCTTCTACTGATTCTTGGTGTCCATAACACGTTATACTAAAACGTTGTAATAATCCTTTTTGTTCTAATCTATTTTTTTGTTGTACTTCAAATAAAAATTTTGACATACACAATATTCTTTCAGAAAACTCATTATAATAAGGTCTTTCTGCGTATAAAAAAGCCAAATAAAAGTTTAACATAGTATCAATAGTTGCTATTTTAATACTTTGACCATGAATATTAATAATATTATAGCTGTGACAAGCAACAGGTTTATAAATAAAAGCAATTGTATCTTTCCCTATTTTGATTTCATAATGTTCTGGAATTATTTCACCTACTGGTTCGTGTTTAATAATCTTTGTATTTTGTATTCCATCATCTTTTAATCGTTCCTTTATTATTTCAGCAGTTGTTTCTGGATTATGAGATATTACATCAAAATCTGCTATTTTTTCCAAATGTTTTCGCAATTTATATGGCATATATTCCGAGTAAAGAGAGATAGCAAACCCTCCAAAAAATACAACACCTTGATTGATTAATGTATTTTTTACATTTTCATAAATTATGTCTTCATTTTCTTTATTAGACATCTCTCTTTGAAAATCCATATTATCACAATTTATGGTTGTTAATGGATAATGATTATTAAGAAGTGTGAGACGTTTTAAAACCTTTTCCCATCTACTTATATCTCCTGCTGGTCTCGATAATTCTAAATACATTGACATTCTTAAAAAATTTGGAGGTGCGTATAAAATACCGGCAACTCTTATTGAATCTTTTTTTAAAGCGTTGAATATTTCTTTTGGTATTTGTGTTATATCCGCAACAGGTATAAAATTAACAAATACTTTATATGTACCATGATGTTGACCTGCTTTTGCTTCAACATCTGTAAACCCTTTTTTGTAATAAATATCTGCTAATTGTTTGGTATCTTCTAAAGCATTAAATGAAAAAAAATCGTAGTCTGGTATTTCTATATCTTTATTGTAAAATTGATCTTCTTCTGGTAAAATATTATTAATTGCAGTTCCACCATAACATATTAAATTTTTAAGTTTTAAAAATTCCTCTACAATATCTATTATTTTTTGAACGTCTTCTGAGTTTACAATTCGTTTCCCCATTTTTTCTTCTGCTTTATCTACTGCCATACGTAAAATTGCTAATTCACAATCACTAAATTTTAAACCCTTACAAATATTTTTTTGCTTCATATAATAAATGAATAAAATTTTATTATATAAAAAATTGAAATAGTATAATACATTTAAAAGTATTACACAATATTATATACAAATGGAGTCTTTAACAACTATTCCCGTTTTTATTGAATTAAATAATGATGAGATTGAAAAAATTAAATTAAAAGCAATTAGAAGCAGAGTAAAAAATGAGTGTAATTTATTATATAAAGATTATCATAATGTGCTTATAGATGTTGTATCAGATAAAATAATTATAACTGCGATGGAATTTATAATTACAAATCATAATAATGAACTCAGAACTAAAAGACGCGTATATAAATTTATACTTACAAATCATTATCCATTTCGCCCACCAGAAATTTATGTAAATAATACTATGTACTCAAATGTTTTACAAATGAGAGGAGAATATGAAAAAGAAATGGTGAAAAAAATAAAAGGACAAGATTGCTTGTGTTGTCATTCTTTGAATTGTAATGCAAATTGGTCGCCCGCTATAAAATTATTTCATATTATTAATGAAATTAAAGATACCTTAAAATTTAAGAGAGATATTATAAATGTAATGTTAGCTGAAAAAATTAAAAAAAAATATAATATTCCATATGCTTATATTGAGAGGTATTTGATTTAATAATTTAAAAATATAATTTATAAATATAATAAATAAAAATATTTTAAAGCACTTGGTTATAATGATCAGTTTTTTTTTCATCTTCAAGTCCTCTTAAATTGACTTCTAATCTGTATACTTCTTTATATAATACAAATAAAAATGTAGCAGGATTTAAATAAATCATTATACCAGCAAAACCCCAAGCCACTTTATCTATATAAAAAGGTCCTATCAATGAATTTCTATATATTCTATTTCTTGAATAATTATAATCGTATGAATTTAGACCACGTTTTAAACCTAACAAACTCCATACACTTATTGTTAATCTTGTTATAATATTTGAATTATTCATTTACAATAATACAAAGTAATATCTTTGTATTATTTTTTATAATATATATTTTACTAGCTAAAAAATTGTGATTTTGGAAAAATAGTATTACAACCATTACATTTACATTCTGTTTCACTAATAACAAAAAATCTTCCATTTAAATTTGGAAGTTTATTAGTTTCTTTACATACTGGACACCTAGCGTTAACTGGATTACCATCATATTCTATTGATAAAGACAAACACTGACCCATAATATAAATAATTTATAATTATGTTTTTAAATTATAATTATTTTATTTTTAAATTATAATTAATTTGTTTGTTTTAACTTAGGGTTTAAAGCTATAATAATCACTGCTAACATCACGAGTAGCGTAACTATAATTTGGATTTTGAGGTATTGGGTTTGGATATATCTGGTGTATAATCGTTATAAACCGCGTCAAATAACATTTTTTTTAAAAAATGTTTTGCAAATATGATATAATAATGCCTCTTCATATGAATAATCTAATGCTTCATAATTTTTATAGTCAAACGTTTTAATAATTTCTTCGTATTTATATTCATTATATAAATAACTATTTAATGATTCCAATGTTTTTTTACTATGTTCAATAGTATGTTTATTGAATATGCAATTTTTATAATTATTAAACCAATTTGCATGAGGATTTTTTATATATACATCCCCATATATACCAAACCATAAGGGTAATATTCCTCCAACATAAAATGCCTTTTTATTTATTGACTTTATATGCTCACCAATAAAATGCGCATATGTTCCGCAACTTAATAATGCAATATCAAAATCAATATTATTTATTTTAGTTTGATATTCTTGCAATGTTTCAAAAAAATTTCCATGAGGAGCATCTATATATGTATTATTATCCTCATTATAGTATGTTATATATGTATTTAAAAAAATAAATTCTAATTCTATATTGTTTTCATTATATAATTTATTTAATTTTGGTATTTGGCTTTTAATTAATTTTGTAAATGGACTTATTATCAATATTTTTTTAAAATATTTTTTTAATAATACTTTTTTGAAAAAATAATGTCCTTCATTTATATCATGATATGAAATAAACTTTAAATTATTTTCTTTTTCAAATTGCGGATTGTATTTTATAAAATTACATGCATTATATGATAATGTATTGTTTTTATATATTTTAATTAATTCTTCAAAAAATCTAGAAATATTCTTAAAACGAATGTTTTTGTCTTGTGAATTATCATAATATCCATTCCAAATTGATAAGTATTTTATTAGATAATTCAAATCAACCTTTTCATTTTGATATAGTATGTATGCCTTATAATCACTTCCACCTAGTCTATTAATAAAATATGTTTTTTTTGATGTTATATATTCAATAAACTCATCCTTTGTTATTTCTTCCATAGTATTATAATATTATAATATTATAATATTATAATACTATAAAATTTTATTTATTTTGTATTATAATTATTTAAACTTTAAAGTTATAATAATCACTACTAACATCACGAGTAGCGTAACTATAATTTGGATTTTGAGGTGTTGGGTCTGGAATAGTAACAGGTTTGTATCTTAGATTTGCTGGTTTTAAAGCAAACGCATAACTAGCTTTATCAAAAAATAAAGTATTTTCTTTTAAAAAATCATCTACATATTGATATCGTATAGCAACCATTTGACAACCATAAGTTCTACATAAAGTACCACTTGGGTTTGATGGATTTATTCCTTTATCCGGAAATACTATTGTCATATTTTTTTTATTATATTCTGTTAATTCTGTAATGTCATGGTTATTTTTTATATTATAATATTCATAAGCTCTCATAAACATTGAATTACTTGTTAAATTAACATATTCTAAAAAATTTGTATTTTCTAAAAAAGAATTGCTTTCTTTTATGTTTTTCTCTACGATTAATATTATTTTATTTTTTAATTTTAATAAAGGAGTAGTGCCTAAATTTATTCCACTACTTTCAAAACTATATTCTTTTCCTAGCATTTTGTCATATGATTTAAAAATTTCTGCCATTTTGGAAAATATTTTTTGATTTTTACTTTTAATACGTAAATGTATTAATATTGGGTCTGTTGGGTTTGGACATGTGCCTCCAGCAAATCCATAGCTATCAATTGTTTTCATTACATCAGCAAAACTAACTGAATTAAAGGTTTCTTTAACGTAAAAATCATCTTGTGTGCTTGTTGCAACGACAGGTTGATTATCCACTGAATACACTTCAAAGTCTAGGCATCGGACACCTTGCTTTATAACTGCTTTTAAATTACATATATCGACAAAATCGTTCTTATAAGAGCCACCAGAACAGGCATTATAAGCGGTTTTAATGTAGTAATCGTATAAATTACCTGAGCAATCTTGGTCATTATCATTAATGGCTCTTATTTTTCCGTCAACAGAAGGATATAAACTATTCATATAGTCACATTCCGAATTTTTTAGCTTTGTTAAATAAATAATGTATAATATTATACATATTAATAAAATAAAAACAATACATATTATCAAAAAAAATATAAATTTTTCATCCATTTGTTTTAAACTGCTTAAATAATTTGTTGGTTGTGGACTTGACATTAATCTAATATAATATAATATAAATAATATTATTAATTAAATAAAATAATATAACATATAAATAAAATATAAATAAAATATTATTTATATATTATACATAATATGGCCGGTGGATTATTAAATCTTGTATCAACAGGACAACAAAATATAATATTAAATGGGAATCCCGAGAAAACATTTTGGAAGGCAACTTATAAAAAGTATAGCAATTTTGGTAAGCAAAATTTTACATTGAATTATGAAGGTACACCTCAGTTAAGTTTAACAAATGAGTCTACCTTTGTTTTTAAGGTGAAAAGATATGCGGATTTGCTTATGGACTGCTATATTTCTATAGATATGCCTACTATTTGGAGTCCAGTATTGCCTCCACAAGAAATTATACAACCAGATGGAAGTATTAAATATACAAATTGGAGTCCTTATGAATTCAGATGGATTGAAAATTTAGGAGCACAAATGATTGAACGTATTACAATTACATGTGGAAATCAAAAATTACAAGAATATTCTGGACGTTATATATTAACAGCAATGCAAAGAGACTTTGGAGGTACCAAAAGATTATTATTTGATGTAATGACTGGACAAGTTCCAGATATGGTAAATCCAGCTTTTTCACATTCAAATAAATACCCAAATGCTTTTTATACTCCAAACCCTGCGGGTGCTCAACCTTCTATTAATGGTAGAACATTGTTGATTCCATTAGGTGCGTGGTTTAATTATCAAGGTATAAACAAAGACCCGTCAAATTCATTTCCTTTAGTGGCATTACAATATAATGAACTTCAAATAAGTGTTACATTTAGACCTATAAATCAACTATTTCGTATTCGTGACGTTATGGATTACAATAACAATTATCCCTATGTTGCTCCAAATTTCAATCAATATTACATGCAGTTTTATAGATTTTTACAAACACCACCTGATGAAACTTTGGGTCCTACTTCATACATTGATACACGAACAACGTGGAAATCAAATATAAATTTAAATTGTATGTATTGTTTTCTATCTAATGATGAATCAAAAATATTTGCTAAAAATGAACAAAAATATTTAATTACACAAATATACGAAAAACCTTATTATAATATTACAAATCAAAATAAAGTACAATTAGATTCACTTGGCATGGTTAGAAGTTGGATGTTTTATTTTCAAAGGAGTGATGTTAATTTAAGGAATGAATGGTCAAATTGGTCAAATTGGGAATATAATGGTGTTATGCCTTTTAATAATATACCGGCGCCAACTAGTGGTGATTATCCAAATCCAGATCCTTCTGGACCACCATTGATTGGACCTGGTACAAATCCAACTGGTAGTGCATCAGGATTACAAATTACAGGGAATTATAATCAAGCAAACCAAAAGGAAATATTGATTTCATTAGGTATATTAATAGATGGTCAATATAGAGAAAATATGTTACCATCCGGCGTTTATAATTTTGTTGAAAAATATTTGAGAACGAATGGGTTTGCTGACCAAGGATTATATTGTTATAATTTTTGTTTAAATGCGTCAGATACTTATCAACCATCAGGAGCTATTAATATGAGTAGATTTACAACAATAGAATTTGAATTTTCAACAATAAATCCACCTGTAGACCCATATGCTCAAGTATTAACTATTTGTGACCCTAATACAGGCGAAGTAGTGGGTATAAATAAACCATCATGGCGAATTTATAAATATAATTATGATTTATATGTAATGGAAGAGAGAGTAAATATGGTAATATTTGTTGGTGGAAATGCTGGTCTTTTGTATGCAACTTAAAAGATTTTACTATATAATGGAAGAAAATTCTATTTGTGAAAAATGTTGTAATTTTTTTTCCAAGACTTTTTTCAGAATTTTGATTTTGGACATTTATTTTTGTCCATTTTTGAAAAATAGAAATAATTCTTGAAAAATGAAAAATGTAAAATCTGTGAGACCATAAAAAAAATTAAGCTCTGGTTATTGAAAAAAGTTTTTCAAATTTGTGACGATAAATTTTATTTTTGAAATATATATTTTAAAAATAAAATAACTTAGGGATTTTTTCTCTTCCTAATTTAGGAAGTAATGGAAGAAAAAAATCCCTTAAAAATCCCTAAAAAATTTGGCTGTGTAAATTGTTATTATTTCACTAGCAATAAAAAAGATTACGAAAAACATTTAATGACATCTAAACATAAAAAAAATGAAATAGGAAGTATTCAGGAAGAAAAGGAAGTCCCAAAATCCCCAATTTATAATTGTGTTTGTGGAAAAACATTTAAAACACATGGTGGCATATGGAAACATAAACAAAAATGTAATTTTATTTTATCTCAAGAAAAAAGCGACACTAATATATCAGTTGAACCGACAGACAAAGATCTTATTATGATGTTAATCAAAGAAAATGGTGAATTAAAAAATATCATGATGGAAGTTATAAAAAATGGAACTCATAATAATAACAACAATACAATAAATAATTCAAATAACAAATCATTTAATTTAAATTTCTTTTTAAATGAAACATGTAAAGATGCAATGAACATTATGGATTTTGTAGATTCTATTAAATTACAACTTTCTGATTTGGAAAATGTTGGAAAAATTGGTTATGTAGAAGGTATCTCTAGTATCATTGTAAAGAACCTAAATTCACTTGATGAAACTAAAAGACCAGTTCATTGTACTGATACAAAGAGAGAAGTAATGTATGTGAAAGATGAGGATAAATGGGAAAAAGAAAATGAAACTAAAAATAAAATTAGAAAGGTAATTAAACATGTAGCACATAAAAATTCAAAGATGTTAAGTGAGTTTAGAATGAAGAACCCAGATTGTCTAAAAAGTACTTCAAAAATGTCAGATAAATATAATAAATTAGTAATGGAAGCCATGGGAGGCAAAGGAGATAATGATTTGGAAAAAGAAGCTAAAATAATTAGAAATATTGCAAAAGAGGTTACTATTGAAAAATAAGTTCTTTAAGTTACTTTGAAGATTTATTATTTAATTTTATCGATTATTTTTTTCCAAGACTTTTTTCCGATTTTCATTTTTGGACATTTATTTTTGTCCATTTTTGAAAAATAGAAATAATTCTTGAAAAATGAAAAAATGAAAATATGTGAGACCATAAAAAAAATTAAGCTCTGGGTACTTAAAAAAGTTTTTTAAAATTGTTACGATAAAATTTTTTATTTTATATATTTTAATTTTAAAAATATTTAGGAACTTTTTCTGGCAGTATATTATACTGACTAATGACTGACAATTTTGAACAAAAAAGTTCAGGAATTTTCCATTGTATAATATGTCATTATTATACATCACGAAAAAGTCAATATGATAGACATTTATTGACATCTAAACATCAAAATACTGACAAAATACTGACAAATACTGACGCAGAAGGTTCCGAAAGTTCCAAAAATGCATTAATAAATATTTTTAGTTGTAATTGTGGTAAAGAATATAAACATCGTCAGAGTTTATTTAACCATAAAAAGAAATGTCAACAAAAAAAAGAAAATAAAGAATTAATTTATGAAATACCACAAATAACACCACAATTAATTATGAGTGTTTTACAAGAAAATAAAGAATTAAAAGAAATGTTAATAGAACAACATAAACAAAATAATGAATTACAAAATAAAGTTTTGGAATTTTGTAAAAATGGAACTCATAATAATAACAACAATACAATAAATAATTCAAATAACAAATCTTTTAATTTAAATTTCTTTTTAAATGAAACCTGTAAAGATGCTATGAATATAATGGATTTTGTTGATTCAATAAAATTACAACTTTCGGATTTGGAAAATATTGGAAAAATTGGTTATGTAGAAGGTATTTCAAATATCATTGTTAAAAATTTAAATTTATTAGATGAAACAAAAAGACCTGTTCATTGTACAGACACAAAAAGAGAAGTAATGTATGTAAAAGATCAGGATAAATGGGAAAAAGAAAATGAAGAGAAAAATAAAATTAGAAGGGTAATTAAACATGTCGCACATAAAAATACAAAGATGTTAAGTGAGTTTAGAATGAAGAATCCTGATTGTTTAAAAAGTACTTCAAAAATGTCAGATAAATATAATAAATTAGTAATGGAAGCAATGGGAGGCAAAGGGGATAATGATTTGGAAAAAGAAGATAAAATTATTAAAAATATTGCAAAAGAGGTTACTATTGAGAAATGATTAATTACACCGACCGGAAAGAAAAATGAGACAAAAATATAATAAAGATAATATGTTTAATTTAATATAATGAGGATTAAATTAAGTGATAAATATCAAAATGAAAGAGAAGAAATATGTAATAAAATTATTACCATATTAGAATTAAAAGAAGATAATACTTTTTTATTGTACGAATTAGACGATGATATAGAAAAACAAAATAAAATACTTGAATTAAAAGAAGAAATACAGAAATATTTTGCTTGTTCTACCATATCATCATTTAAACCAAATTTTGATTGTAAGCGTCCTTATTTGAATATTATTAGAAGTATATTAAGGAAACAAAATTACAATTTTATTGGAAATGATTATACAATAAAAATAAATAATATTCCAAAAAAAACTATTAAATATGTTATATTTAGGAATAATTAAATAATTGCGGTAAATTATTTAAAAATAAAATCTTTAGTAAATATATAGAATGGCGAAGAAGAAAAAGAAAGAAACATTCAAAACTTTTAGAAATTTAGAGAAATCTAAATTCAAAACTATCAAAACAACACTCAAAACTGTTTTATTTAATTATAATGATGTTCAACCTCTTATAAATAATTTAGTATTTGAAATAAATGACTTGGTTATTCATACTTATCAATTTATTAGGTTATATATTTTGTATTGTTTTCATAACCATTTAGCATTTCCTGTTTTTGATGATAAATTTACATTTGTAAAATATTGTATCAAAACATTAGGAACGAAATCTAATAGTGGAAGAAAATCAAAAGATACACAACTTTTAGATACTTTACAAGAATTTTATACAAAAGAATACCAACCTTTACTAAATCACACCAAAATAAATTTAGTGAATAAATCACATTTAATAAATATTATAGCAGAGCAAATTCAAGTTTGTATTTCTACAAATATACAAGAACATTTTATTCAACATTTTCTTCGTTTTATCAATAAAACTACAAATGAAATCACAGAAGACAAAAAAGAATTGTTTGAATTTAAGCATAAATTGCTTATGTTAGAAGAAACAAATGAAAAATTTAATGTATGGAAACTTACTCATTTACCTAATATTTTACCAACAAATATTAAAAAATCTATTTACTATGATGTAAAATCAAGGCAATTTGAATATTTGAAAGGATTGTTGTATATGAATTCTGTGTTAGAAATACAAGAAAATAAGTTATTTCAACCTTTACCATTACGAAATAATATTATACCAAAAAATATTAAATTTGATAGTTCTTGTATTGCTGAATTATTTTGTCCTGAAAGTGAAAAGAAAGGCGAAGTTTTGAAAAAGATTACGAATTATCAAAATGTATTATGGAGTAGTTTGTTGAATATGAAACATAGAATATTCAAAAATAAACATTATACTTTTCATAATGAAATAACTACAGATGGTATTAGTTGTTCTTTATTGTTTATTAGGAAAGATTGTAAAGGAGAAGAAAATAAAAACAAACAAATAAATAGCGAAGATTATGATTATATTAGCATTGAAGAATTGGATAATCAACAATTAGAAAATTTGAAATCAAGAAATATAATTGGTTTAGACCCTGGAAAAAGAAGTTTGGTTTATATGATGGATGGAGAAGGCAATAAATTACAATATACAGCACCTCAAAGAAAAAAGGAAAGTATGGTGAAACGAAATCAAAAAATATTACAACGAGAGAAATATCTAAACAAGATAAATGAGTACGAAAATGTATTGTCTTTACAAAATAGCAAATCAGTAAATTACAATAATTTCAAATCTTATTTAGTTGAGAAAGATATGTTAAATAAACAAACAATAGAATTTTACAAAAAGGAAGTATGGAGAAAAATGAAATTTAGGCAATACTCGTATGGTAATAAATCCATAGATACATTTTTGAATAATATAGAAAAAACATTTGGAGAAAATATTTTAATTTGTTATGGAAATTGGAGTAGGACTTCTCAAATGAAACATTTTATGCCTACAATGAATAAAGGATTAAGAAAATTGATACATAAAAGATATGATACAATTACTATCAATGAATGTAATACAAGTAAGAAATGCTGTGATTGTTTCCAAGATTTGAAACATTACAGAAACAAAGAAAATAAAGAGGAATTTCGTCTTTTAGTATGTTCTAACTGCGTGAGTTGCGAAAACAAAAAAATCGTATTTAGAACACGAGATGCAAATTCTTCAATAAATATAATGAATTTGGGAAAATGTTGGATATACAAACAACAAAGACCAAATGAGTTTTGTATTTCGTCTTTCACCATTTCAAATAAAAAAGAAGAAATGGAAAAAGTTAGACCATCAGTTGATTTTACGGAAGGTAATGCTTCCAGCAACCGAAATTTAGGATGAGTTTGTCTCATTTTTCTTTCCGGTCGGTGTAATATATTTATATTACTATAGTGGTTAATTTAAGACCGCATTAGAAGCTAATGGTCCTTCTTCCATAAATTCACCAGTTAGGCTATATCTTTGTGGATAAGTAGGCATATATTCTAAATTTTTAGGTTTATATCTTTTATCAAACATTTTTTCATCTTCATTAAAATCTTTACGCCAAATATTGATACCAAAATCGGCAGATGGTGCCTTTGCGAATTTTTTATCTGGAAACAAATTTGCTTTTGTACCTATATCTGTTGTTAACACAGAATATGTAGGAGTAGTTCCAACAGTCAATTTTCCTGCATCATCATTACCTTCAATATTCTCACTATCTATTTTTTTAGAATTAGTTGGAGGTACATATGGTTGACATCCAGGACAATCAATATCTGCCAAACATTGTTGTCCTGTAATAGAACAACGCGCAGTTGGACCACAAAAATTTTTACAACTATAGCTAGTATTTAATGGCAAATTTACTGTATGATTAGTATTATCAGTAATATTTTTATTAGAAACATCTTTATTAGATGTATCAGTATTTTTGGTTGTATTCATTTTTTCAAAACATTCTACTATGTATTTATTAATAGAAAGATAATGAATTAATTTAAATAATGAAACTAATAATATTAAACTAATAATTATTAAAAATAATTTATATTGCTTTTTTATAAATATCATATATAATTAACTAATATTTTTCTAAATAAACAAATTGAAATTATTTAGAAAAATATAATGCTTAACAATTATTTCTACTAGAAAATTAATACAAATAAATTTTATATCTTTTTAATATAAGTAAATGACAGAATCAAGTGATACTCCAATTATTGATGAGAAAAAACAAGAAAATACTAGTAGCGATTCAAGTAAAGACCCACGTTATGGTAAATTTTTTATGACATTATTAATAATCATTTTTATTTTATTTTATTTTGGGTTATCTAGTTTTGTTTTATATGGTTGTAAAATAGCACAAACCAATATATTACCAACAGATATAAATTGTTTTCCTTATACTGAAGACAACCAACCACATAATGAAAAAAATAAAACAATAATTACAAATATTTTTAAAACATATTCAGAAAATGTACAACAATCAATGAAATTAAATATTCCTTATGATAAATATAACACAAAAATATCTATTTTAAATACATTTCGTGAATATAAAAATAGCCCAGCATCTTATTTTTTACCCAATTATTTTATTTCTATTTTTGAGTCATTATTTTCATCAAATTTTTCTATTTTTAATTATGTATTTAATGGATTAAATCAATTGCCAGAAATTATTATAGTTTTATTAGGCCCAATAATTTTAGGTATTATGATACCATTTATTAGTTTATTTAATTATATATATGTTTTCTTCTATTTATGGTTTTATAATATGTCATGGTTTTTTAAGAATAATATAAATGAAGATCCAAATGGTAAACCAGTATGGCAAGATGTTACTTTTTCAGAAGAAACATTTAGTTATTTATTGTCTATAGGATTAGTAATTGTATTTACAATTTTATTATTTATTGTACCATCTTATATATTTTTTTCTTTTATAAGTATTTGTTTTGTGTTATATATAATATCATCATATAAAGGTAATTTAAATGGAAAATATGTATATATTTATAATATATTTTTTGATATTTTAAATTTTTATAAGGTGACAATAGTTTCTATTTTTAGTTTTTTTGTGATTACTTCCGCATTTGTAAATTTAGGTCGTTATCAAGGTTTTACCGCACTTTTAATATTAGCAATGTTTATTAAATATACTACTTATATTGATACAACAAACCCAGAATATTTGTCTACGCTTGTATCTGATGATCAAGCTGGAAAATTTTTTACTTGTTCAATTCCAAATATTAAAAAAAGTAATAGTTGGTGGAGTTGGTTAAATCCATTGAATTTATTTCATAAAAATCAGAATGGTGGAAATATTGCTAAAAAATTAAAAAATTTATCTTATAAATAATAAAAATAACTTATAAATAATATAAAATAATATAAATATATATTTTATATTATATTTAAATAATGACCAAAAAAGAAAAAATGGCAAAGTATCCCCGTGTTAGTATATGTACACCTACATTTAATAGACGTCCATTTATTCCAATTATAATTAAATGCTTTGAAAATCAAACATATCCACGAGATAAAATGGAATGGATAATTGTTGATGATGGTACAGATAAAATTGAAGATTTAGTAACTCATATTCCTCAAGTAAAATATTTTAGATATGAAGAAAAGTTAACGTTAGGAAAAAAAAGAAATATAACTAATGAAAAAGCTACAGGAGATATCATTATTTATATGGATGATGATGATTATTATCCTCCCGAAAGAGTTAGTCATGCTATAAATATTCTTAGAACAAATCCAAAAGCCTTATGCGCTGGTTCTAGTACTATGTTTATGTATTATAAACATATTAATAAAATGTTACAATTTGGTCCTTATGGTCCCAATCATGCCACTGCTGCTACCTTTGCTTTTAGAAAAGAATTATTACTGGAAACAAAATTTGATGAAAATGCGACTGTTGCCGAAGAAAGAATTTTTTTAAAAGATTATAAGATTCCATTTGCTCAGCTAGACCCAACAAAAACTATTTTGGTTTTTTCGCATAACCATAATTCATTTGATAAAAAAGAGTTATTGAAACAATTGCCAAATCCATATGTTCATGAGACAAATGTATTGCCAAATGATATTGTAAAGGAATCAGATGTTTATCAGTTTTTTATGAAAGATATTGATCAATTATTAGATGATTATACACCAGGATTACCACAAAACAAACCTGATGTAACCAAACAAATATCAGAAATACAAGAAACTAGAGAAAAAATGATTCAAGAACAGATGAAACAACAACAAGAATATCAAGATTTAATAAATAATTTAACATTGACAAATCCACAAATGGCACAAAATAAGATAGACCAATTAACATTTATGGTTCAAGAGTTAACAACTGAAAATAACCAATTAAAAAACAAGACAAAATATTTGGAAGATAAATTAAGACAATTAATAACAGAACAAATACAATTTAAAAAGAATATAACACATAACTAATTTAGATTCTAAATATAATTAAATATATAAATTTACTTAAAAAGATATTATTTATTATATTATTAATAAAATGGGTTACGACGAAATTCCAAATGAATCAGAAGAAAATTATTATAGTTCATATGATACAGAAATGTTAAATTTAAAAAAACAAGATCGTGGTTTTAATAGGATTTATAGATCTGTAAAATATCAAAGTGATGGAAAGAATATTCGAAAGAAAATTGATTTGTATACTACTGGAGGTACTGGTTCAAATATCAGAGATGCTGAAACAGGAGCATATTATAATGAAATAGTTGGAAGTAAACATGAAGATTTATATTTTAAAGTTTCACTCGCAACAGGAGAATGCACCAGTCTAAATGGATCAAATACATTATTTTATTTATCACCACAGAATTATGAAAGGCACTTATTTGTTGAGCTTGATAATGATACAAAGATTAGTTGGGAAAATAAGAAAAATGAATTATTACTTGAAATGAAAAAAAATGTAAAGAAAAATAAAAATGTAGTTGTTAATTAAATATAATAATTATTTTATGAGTGTGTATTTATTTTTATTATTATTAATAAAAATAAAATTGTAAAACTTATTCATAATCTGCCTCTTCTTCAAATTCATCACAAATATCAATTTCTTTATCAATAGTACCAATTGCGTTTTCTTTTGTATATTTTTCTAAATATCTATAAATTCTATTAATATCGAGTTTAGTTATTTCATAATTTTCAAATAGAGTAATAATTTCATTATCATTATATTTATTTTTTAAATCAGTAAAATAACCAAACAAATCTTTCTTATCCATATTCAGTTTTTGACAAAATTTTTGAATAAATAAGGAATTATTATATTCAGTAGAATATTTTGTTAATACTTTTGTAAATCTGATTTCGTTATGATTATTTTTTTTTTCATTATTAAAATAATCGTGATACAATTTATTATTTTTAAAAGTTTTAATTAATGAGCTCATTTCATTAAATTGCCATATTTGTTTTTGAAAGGTTGTTCTATCAATATAATCCGCAAAACAAATATTGTCAAGTTGGTTAATATAAAAAGGTATGGATTTTTTTTTATCATATTTATCAATAACATCAATAATATTTTCATGCCATAATAATCCTACACTAGTTCTATCAGTTTCATTCATAATATTAACATGTTCATTAATATTATAGCAATTATTAATAAGCTTGGTTGTTATTTTTTTTGTATCATCATTATATGACTTAATTTGAAAAATATTATCAATAATTGTATTGTTTAAAATTTCAGGTTTATTTTTATAAATATTATAAATACTATTTAGTTTTCTTAAATCTCCTTGAACAAAAGTGTTGATTTTGTTTTTAATTGTTGTATCTGTATGACAAAAAATAGGTTGTATAATTTGATCAATTTGTAAATTAGTTGGTGTTTTAAGTTCAACTATATTACAAACCTTCATTAGTTCTTTTATTTTTTTATCAACACGATAATTACCAATACAAATAATTGGGTTTATAGTAACCTCTTCTAATTTTTGTTTTTTTGTTTTTTTAGGACGAATCAGTTTAATTAATGTATTAATTCCACCTTTATCTCCATTATTCATACCATCTATTTCATCCATTATAATAGCAATTTTTTTAACCTTTTTATTGAATAAACTCATAATATTTTTATCGGACATATTATGTTTTGTAATATCTTCAATAACTGATGTATTTCTAATATCTCCAGCGTCATAATTAATAATATCATAATTCATATCCTTTAAAATATTTGTAACAAACGTTGTTTTACCTGTTCCAGGTTCTCCATAAACATATATACCTTTTTTAAAAGACAAATTATTTTTATTTTCTTCAAATGATTTTAAAATATCTTTAATCATTTTTTCTTTATCATTTCTATTTAAAATTGTATTGATATCTAATTCTTCCATTTTATATATTTAACAAAAATCTTTTTATGTTGATTTTTATTTAATCCAAGTTATAAAAATATAGGTATTATTTTTGACAAGGATTTTGTACACCATATGTTATTCCATCCCAAGAAATTTTACATTTTTTAGCCCAATTATATTTGTTACAATTGCCATTATTTCCTGTAAAAGCAGAACCATTGAAATTCATAACTTGATGTTTTTCTCCAGATTTTGGTTTACAAACTCCTAAATCTTTTACATTAGTACATGTACTATTATTGCCTGAACCATCTATTACCCAATAATCAGGACAACTTGGTAAAATAGGAGGCCATGTTTCTTTAGATTTAGAATAATGAAGTGTCATACCAATAAATACTAAAGCAAGAATTAAAATTATTACAGCTGAAAATAAAATCGTTTTTTGAAAACCTTCCATTTGTATATAAAATAAATATATATAATTTTTTCTATTAGTCTATTATAAATGAATAAAGTTAATAATGGACGTATAGATATTCAAAGCCCCAATACTTCATCTTTGTTTGAGTTATATGATAAAATACCTGCTAATCAATGTGTAACATTTAGGAATCCAACTGATGGGTTATGGACAGATACTCAGTTATCTCAAGCATTTTTTTCTAAAGAAAATATTTTAATATTACAAAATGGAATAAGAGCAGGAGTTTATCATAAATCAAATGGTCAATATACAATTGGTCAACAAGATTGTGATTCATTGAAAATTATTATGCGCAGTGTATATTTACAGCATTCTGCGAATCAACCAAATAATATTACTCAACAAGTAACAGAATTAAACAAAATAGTATTGAATTATTGTATTCAACAAGTTTATAGTGAGGCACAAGGTTACATGAAATATATTGATGATGCCAGTACTTTAGTTGTACCTATTGCTCATCCTGTTATGGCTGATAATACGGATAGAGAATTAGAATTTAAAACATGGTTCTAAATAAAAATATATTTTAGAGTGGAAAAAGAAAAATGATACAAAAATATAATATACGGATTAGATTTATTTTGTTTCTCTCTTTACTCTAATTTCATTTAAAAAAAATGAAATTAAATATTTGTTTTGCTATATTTTTTATAAAAGTATATATTACTCTTCAATAACTAGATGTTTTTGACTATTCTTAGAAGATTTTTTAACAATAGGCGTACCTTTAGAGACAACCTTCTTTTTATTTGATTTCACTTCTTCGCCATCCATCAGTCTTTGTCTTGACTCTTTATACTCTAAATATTGTTCCAATAAATTATCTAATTCAGAAGTCCACATATGATTTATAGATGTGCCTTTAATAGTTTCTAATTCGTGTTCTTTATTACCTTTATCATTTAGCAATTTTTCAACATTTTCTTCAGTAACTGAATCCATTGGCATTTTAGTTAAATATTTATATTCATTATCCTCATCAATAATATCGTAACCTTTTGATAGTAGCATTTCAATCACTTGTTCCTTCTTCTTTTTTCTCAAATCAATAGTGCCATCCAAATTTTCTTTAATATATTTTGCCTTATTCGATAATAATACGAGTTCTCTCTCAATCGCTCTTATCATATAATCTTTTCTAGTTTGATATAATTGTAATCTTACAATATAATAAGCATCAATAATATCAGATATTTTATCATATTTTTGAAGTATGTCATCCGCATCGAATAAATGCATATTTGTTGTGCTATTTGTAGTATATAACTTCAATATTTTTTCAAGACCATTACAATTATAGTCGCCTTTATTAGATTCCAATTCTTCTAATTTGCCTTTTGCAAATGTAATTGTAAAATCAACATTAGTATCTTTGCTCATATCATCATAATCTTTAACAATAGGCGTAATTTTTTTACCTTCTTTATCTTGTCCAGGGTCAATTAAATTTTCTAATAGCTCTTTAAAGTCTTCTGTCCAATAACCAACAGGCAACTCGGTAACTCTAATTTTATCTGGACCAACTTTTTCATATAATCCCCTAACTAAGAATTTATCATCACTAATTTTGGTTATTTGTCCTTTAAACCCATCATAATATGGAATAAAATCAATACTTTCTTCTTTAAATGATAATTTATTCTTTAAATATTGAATAATTTTAATAGGATCATAACACATAATATCAGTGCTGAAACCAGTTCCAATACCTTTTGAACCATTTACTAAAACCATTGGAATAATAGGCGCATAAAATATTGGTTCAACTAGTAGTCCATCGTCATTCAAATACTCTAAAATATGATCATCTGGTTGCGGGAATATTGTTCTAGTAATTTTATTAAGTTGAGTAAATATATATCTTTCAGAAGCACTATCATCACCCCCTTTAAGGCGGCTATTATGTGTTATAGTAAAATCGCCTAATAGAAATCTTTCATTATTATCTATACTCCACCCATAAAATTCACCTTTTCCAATAGGAATTACTTCAAATGAAGAGTAATGTATAGATGCTTTTGTATATTTTCCTGTTTTTATAATTTGTTTTCTAGGTATTCTTGTAGGTATTCTATCTAAGTCTTCTCCAAATATTCTTAGAGATTTCATTGTCATATTTTCACCTTTTTTTGTTAATTTATCTCTTCTGCAATAACTTATTGAAGTAGCAAATCCTAAGCTTTGAGAAATAATATTTAAACTATCTATTAAATCGCCATGTAATCTATCAGACTGACTTATTTCAAATGATGGCGCAGTTGTATTATTTTGTTTTAAACACCCATCAGTATCTATAAATCCTGCGAGTAATTGTAATCTATTATTTTCATCATTATATATATATTCTGATGGAATAAATTTATTTTTATAAAGATTATTTTTTTTTAATATTTCTTTAAATGGGTTTAAATCTGTTCTATTTTGTCCATTAATTGTTTTACTATGATTAATTTTTTCAGGTGATTTTTGAAATACCCAGTTGCAAGATGGATGTAATCTTCTCGATTGACAACACGCTATACAACTATTAGAAGTATTATTTATATCTCCAATTGAACTAACAATGCCGCTATTTTTTCTTCTAATTCCATAATGATAACAATCTTCACGACCACTATTTGGTTGATGTGTAATTTCAGCATTAATAGTATCAGCCCAAATAGCAAATGCTTTAACTATTTCATCATCTATTGTAGTAAATCCGTTACCACCATGATCGCCATCGCCTAACCATGCACCAAATATATATGGGTCTATTGGTAAATCTTTTTTTTCCCAATTTATGTTATTTAAATTATTTATCATATGTAAACCTCTTCTGTAAAATTTAGAAATTTTTAGATAATTAATTAATTTAATATCTATAATTTTTTCTGAACCAAATTGTTGAATTAATTTATTTCTAGATAATACCATTTTTTCATATGCTTCATTTTTTGATAATTTACAACTATTAAAATGATTTGATTTTTTACTATCTAAAGTTAAAGTTGATATTGTTTTTATTTTTTCATCATTTTTATCATAGTAAATCATATACCATGATTGATTTGATTCTTTCCAAAATATTTTTAAATTATTTTCAAATTGTAATGTTAATATATGTTGACTATTTACTGTAAATGATTTACCATTACTTAAATTTATCTTATACATATCATCTATACCATTTGTTAATTTTAACACAATTCTTTTATTTCCATCATCGCCAACCAAAATATCACCAACCAAAATATCTTTAGCATTTTTAATATTCCCATTCCACAATAATATTGGTGTATCAGGAGATAAACAACCAAATTGTCCATGTGGTTCTAACAAATTAATATTATTAGAACCGACAAAATTTTGCGCCATTCCAACAATTGCTGCATTTAAACTAGCTTCACCATGATGATATCCTGAATGTTCTGAAACATAACCGCTAAACTGAGCTACTTTTATTTCGGTTACTAAATTTTTCTTAAAAGCCGAGAATAATATTTTACGCAATGATATTTTAAGTCCATCCATCAAATTAGGAATACTTCTATCGCAATCATATTTTGAAAAGTGAATTAATTCTTTATTAATAAAATCTTCATATGAAATATTCATTTTTTTAGTATCTATATAAGAATCTCTATCATAGCACTTTAACCAATCTTTACGATCATCTGCTCTTTTTTTATTAAATACCATATCAATTGTATCATTGCTTTTTTCTGAAAATTCAAAACCAATCATTTTTTTATTTTCAAAATATTCCTTAAATTCCTTACCTGTACTTGTACCTAAACCTTTATAATATTTTATCTTCCAACCCTTAACATCATTTTCTCCTTTCCATTCTTCATATTCTCCATCATTATAAAAGTTTAATTCTGTATTACCTTTTTTTGCTTTCAAGATAGGAGTATTCATAAAACCAATAAATCCTGGAATTTCGGCAAGAGTTGGCCATTCAGATTGGAATAAATTAATACCTAATCCTTTAATATGACTTCCGTCCAAATCTTGGTCGACCATAAACAACACCTTACCATATCTCAAGCAAATATTTATATCTTCTTGCGAATAATTTTTGCCAGTTTCCAATCCTAATATTTTCTTGATTTCTGCAATCTCTTTATTTTCTGAAATCTTTTTAACAGATTCGCCTCTTACGTTAAGCAGTTTGCCTTTTAAAGGATATACACCTATACTATTGCGGTCTTCAGAAGACAACCCAGAAATAATTCCTGACTTTGCTGAATCACCTTCGCAAAATATGATAACACAATCTTTTGATTTATCAGTTCCAGCCCAATTGGCGTCTGTTAATTTTGGAATACCTCGAATACTTTTACTTTTGATACCATCCGTTTTTTTAGCTGCTTTATTTTCTTTTACTTCGGTTAATTGAATGGCTGCTTCCATTACACCCATTTTAGCTACCTTTTCAATAAATTTATCAGTAACATCACATTTTGAACCAAATTTAGAAGAAGGTGTATTCATATAATCTTTTGTTTGACTATCAAACGCAGGATTTTCAACATCACATCTTAAAAACAGAATTAGTTGTTCTTTAATACTATTTGGGTTTACTCTGACTTTCTTTTTCTTTTCAATTAAATCGCAAATTTTTCTGGTAATTTGATTTAAAATATATTCAACGTGTTTGCCTCCTTTTGCGGTATGAATTCCATTAACAAATGAAACCTGAGTAAATTCATTGGTTGGTGTTAACGCAACCGCATATTCCCATCTCCCTCCCGGGCCAGAGTCTTCATAAACACGAGGAGAAACATTTTTATCACCAATATACAAATCAATATATTGTTGAAAATTTTTAATAGGAACTAAATTAGAATTATATCTAACTTTTAAATTTTTATCTGTTACCGCAGCAACATCATAAACACGTTTTCTAAGAAGTGCAATTATATCAGGAGTTAAACCAGCAATTCCAAGACGAGCATAATCTGGTTTAAATGTAATTTTTGTATAGGGTTTATTTTTACATTTAATAATAGATGGCTTACATATTTCGTCTAAATTGTTTTTGAATTCTTGACTATATTTAAGACCGCGAATATGGTCAATGGTTTCAATTGAGCCATATGTAGACCATATTAATACAAGTTTAAATCCAAAACCATTTTTACCACCAACAATTTTTTTTTCTGATTTGTCATAATTAGTAGATGTTCTTAGATGACCAAATATTAATTCAGGAATCCATATTTTATGCTCTGGATGTTCAGCTACGTCAATACCATTACCATCATTTAACATGATAATTGTACCATCTTCTTCAATTGAGATATCAATATTTGTAACAGGAATACAATTTTCTTGACCATTAGAAATAGCTTGTTGCATACGCACAACATGATCACGACAATTAACAATACCTTCATCAAATAATTTAAATAATCCAGGAATAAATTCAATATGTTTTTCAATAATTTTATCATTTGTTTCATTTAAAATCCATTGAACAGATTCTATTTTTTCAACAGACCCAATATACGTATCTGGATTATCCAGAATATGTTGTTTATCAGTCTTTTGTTGATATTTATTAGCGAGATTTACGTCAGTGGCGTTCATTGTGTATTATTATATATTTCATAATTCCTTTTAAATAATTTCAATTTTATTTAAATTTATAAATATATTAAAATATTAGTATACAATAGTATAAATGTCAAAATCTAGCAGCAGATTTAGACCAGGTGGAAATTTTAATACTTTAAAAATGATTCATTATGTAGCACAATTAAATAATAGATATCCTAATGGAGAATATTCTAATTGTAATATAACATGTAGACCTGAAATTATTAATAAAAGATTTCCAGGTTCAGACGCAGCATCATTTAGAATTTCAAATAATATGAGAGTGTCACAACTTGTAAAAACTAGTTTAGGAGGTTCAACACAATATGGTAATTTTTATTTAGGACAACCATTGCAATTAAATTATCTAGGTAACCCACAAGGTATACCTGGAGGAAGTGGAATGCCTCCAAAAAACACATTTTAATGCGTTTCCATTTTTAATTATAATTAAGAAATTATTTTTTTCTCTCTTAAAATTATAATGACAAAATATTCTAGAACGTCAACTGGAAAATATTCCGTAAGTGGCAAAACATATGAAATGTTGATTGGTACCCGGGCTCAAGTATGGCATGGTACTGCTTATAAGACAACAGGTGGTCTTACCAAGAATGATATAATGAAAAATAAATCAGGAAGAATTGTATCCAAATCCAAACATAATAGTGCCAAAAGAGAAAAACGATTGGTTAAGGCTGGTTATTTGACCAAGAAAGGACATTTTGGATTTATTAAGAACGGAAAATCAATGCGAAAAAGTCGTGGACGCAAAGGTAGTCGCAAAATGAGAGGTGGTATGATGATGCCTTTAACTCCTGCAAAATTAGATGTAATGAAAAATCTAAATGAACCTGTAAAAATGAAAGGAGGTATGATGCCTTTGAACCCTTCAAATTTTGATGGAAAAGGTGTAGGAACAAGCGGTGTGAATCTACAATTTGTCGCTGGTAATGCTTCTAGTTAAATAATTTTGAGTATATACTTATATTATTTATAATAATATTGATTATAAATAATGTGAAATGAGAAAAGGTCTAAAAAAGTATAGCAAATTTATCTTCTTCTAGTTCTTTTGCTTCTTTTAGTTTTTATGCCTCGTCTGCTGTTTCTTCTTTTACTTTTTTTACCTTGTCTGCCACCAGTAAGTCGTCTCCTAGCCTTTGCTTGTCTATTTTCATAAAAATCTCGTATATAATTAAATATAAGAGTTCTAGATTCAGCGGGTTCAACACGGCCTTGTGGATCAGCATCATGAAGTATTTCATGATGTTCTTCAAGTTCTTCTGGATAATTTTCTACACGATTTTCTATAAATAAATTCTGATAATCAAGATCTAATTGACGATTAGTTAAATCTTCTAAATTTGATTTGTAATATATTTTTTCCATTATATAATATATATATTTATTTTAATTAAGAAATATTATTTTCTATCCATGTTGTTTCAATAAAATTTTCATAAACAATAAATTTTGACAATTTAAAATTTAAATATTTTTTAAAATATCGTTTGCTTACAATTGATTTTTGTGAATGAATGTTACAATATTTATAATAATAATTATATACATCATCAAATGAAATGAGAGCCATTGTGTGATCATTTTTGATTTGTGTTTTAATAAAATCGAGCGATTTGTTTATTTCATTATTTTTATCCCATAAAATACAAGTTACATTTAGTACATATTTATCCTCTATTATTTCTATATCAGGAAAAAAATGTTTCAAAATTTTTAATACATTTTCTTCTGAAATATTTCCACTACTAAATAATGGATTTGTAGTTGTTTTTGACCAAACTTTAAAAAGATAACATATTTCGTCTATTTCTAATTCATGTCCAATATCATTTGATTCTAATTTTATAATGGTTCCTTCCCAAAAACGAATAAAATCACTTTGAATAGGTAAATACTTACTTGTTATTCCAATAAAGGAATCTGTTTGTTCATTATAATTATATAAATCTTTAAGTATATTCTTCAATGAATTGGAATAAATAATGTTTGGCAAATTAGTCGAAGAGAGAAATTGCTTCCAAAGAAAATGTAGATTTTTCCATTCAATTTGAACATCATTTGAAACGTCAATTATATATTTATTACAAAATTCTGTAACAATTATGGATGGATTTGAATTTTTAAGATAATATACATAATTAATTAAATCTTCATCTGATTTATTTTCAATAAATTTATCAGAATCTTCGTATCTTTTAGAATAATGAACAGCAACACAAAGCAAATCTAAACCTATTTTTTTTAGAATTTCTCTCCAAACATTATTTGAAAAACTCTCATTCATTTTTATTAAACGACAATTTTCATAATAATGATTTTCATGATATTTTGTCATAAAATTATGGGTAGCATTACTAACACCAATAGACCCAAACGCAATATTATCAAGTTCTGATAATATTTTTTTCATTTGTTGGTTAACTAAAAATATCAAATTTTGATTTTTTTTTAATATATTGTCTCCAATAATTGTTAAAAAATATTTTGCACTATTTTTGCTTGTAAAAACAGAAGGATATAAAACATTTAATATATTTTGAATTGTATCTGTTTCTGGAATACAAGTAAATAACGAACGTTCTCTAATTTGTTTAATAATATTAAATTTGGTTTTATGTTTCCATTGTAAAAGTACTCTATCTTTGGAAATACTAGATAATAGTTTATGAATAATATCATCTTCTTTTACAATTAAAAAAGTTGTACCATTATATTCATAAAAAAAATTATTGTTTGATAAATAAAAATACTGATTCTTGCTCAAGAAAACTTGAATAAACACTTGTTGCTCATTTGATAAATAATTATTGCGAATTATACGTTCTTCATTTATTTTAGACTCATTTGTTAATGTGGTTGATAAATATTTAACAATATGATTATGTATTCGTTCTAACATATAATCATTGTCTTGATATTTTTCAAATAATTCATTTATAGTTGCAAAACATTTTGTTTTAAATTCTTCTGTATTTACAGACATTTAAAGTATATAAGAATTAATCTTTAAATAACTTTATAATCATGTTTTTATATACTTTGGAGGTATACATTTCAATATATATTTATTAATTAAATAACGCTCATTTATGTCATAATAATTATTGTAAAATAATAATGTTTTTTGTTTTAAATCAAAATTCATTTTTTTTATTACACCTCTGTGTAATCCAAATATTTTAATATTATTATTGTTTTTTACATAGTCTAAAGTATTTTTAATTTTATTATTATTTACTATTGGTTTTGAATCAAAAATAGTATAAAAATTTATTTCCTTTAACAAATAATTTTGGATTTTATTTGTAAAAATTAAATAAGTTGAATATAAATAAAATTCTGTATATAATAGTTTACTTTTGATAAAGAAATTATAAAAACTATCATTTTCTTTTTCAGTAATATATGTAATCATTTCTAACACATCAGTCTTACACAATAAATATGGCGTCATAGAGTTTAATGTAATAATATGAGGATTATTTATGTAGTCAAATGGACAACTAATACCATAATAATCTAAACAATTATAGTATGTTTCAATCAAAACATCCCTTTTGTTTGTAAACAATATTGGTTTATCATTTTCAAAAAAATCACTATGTGTAATATTTCTAATAAAATGATTTTTTCCATCCAGTATTAAAAAATATTTGGTTTCTACAATATTTGCTACTAAAAGTTTTAATATTTGTTGATTACGCCAATTTGATTGGGCTTCATTAGTAAAAGATTTGTCAATATCTTTATTATAAAATAAATGAACTTTTTTTCTTACATTTTCAGGATAAAAAATTATTAAATCTTTGATATCATATTCTCCTATATCATTGTATATTATATATATGTTGTTTATTAAATCATAATCAACATATTTCATAGAAATAGCTTGTAGTTTTATTAACCCAAGTTCTATTTCATCTTTATAAATTATTGTTACAAAATCCATATATGTATATATAATTTATTTATTTAAAAATTAATTACTTAAATACTTTAATGAATCCGAAATTAATATAAATATAAATTACTATTTATATTTATGAATATATTACCTGAAAATAATAATAATATAAATATTAAATTGTTTATTTTAGATCCACTTTCTGTTATAATTAAATTAGCTATTATTAGCAATAAACCAATTGGTACAAAAATATTAATACAAAATAATATAATATATTTTCAAGAACCAGGGCTTTTTCAAGCTGTTTGTCGTTATATGTTAAATACAAATAAAACTGATTTACAATATATGTATAATCCCATACAATTATCATGCCAACATTTTTTATCAGAAGCCTTTATTAAAGAGACTCCAAGAATTCAAAATTTATTTAAATGTGCACAAACAGGTATTGAAAAACTAAAAGAAACATATAAAAATTGTTCTATGATTTGTTTGTGTTTGAATTATTATAACACTATAATCAATAATTATGTAGAACAAATTTATAATGAAACCATTTTTTGCAAAGATAGTATGACAAGTTTATATATTAGTGAAATAATTGATAAATTAAATTCTCAATGGACGCAAGAAAAAATAAAGGTAATTTTGGATTTAATTAGTTTTTTAATTAATGACAAAATGGCATCTAATAATGTAAAATCACTTGAAAATATTATGAATAATATTGATTTGGAAACACAAGAAATAATAAATAATATTTAGTTAAAAATTTATAGTTTAATTATTTAATTGTAAAATATTTAAATTCATAAGTATTTAAAGATTATATTTAAAAAATAGTATAATGTCTACTTTTACTGATAAATCGAAAAATCAAACGCATTGTGCAACAGAAGGAAATGTGTTAACAATTAAAACTGTACAAATTGCCCCATTTCGTACTTTAATGACTGCTCTAAAAGACATTTTATTAGAAACAAATATTACTTTTGAACCAGATGGTATTCGTATTATTAATATGGATAAATCACATACTATTTTGGCTCATCTTTACTTAGCAGCACAAAACTTTGAATATTATGAATGTAAAAAAGAGAAAATTATTATTGGTGTTAATATGTTTCATTTGTTTAAGCTAATTAATTCTATTGATAATGATGACACATTAACTATTTATATTGAAAATGGGGATTATTTTGATGGCATTGTTTCACATTTGGCTCTAAAATTTGAAAATGGTGAAATTAAACAATGTAAGACTCAAAAACTTAGACTTATTGAGCCTGAACCTGAAGAATTGGAGTATCCTGATGTAAAATTTTCATCTATTATTAATTTACCTTCAGCTGATTTTCAAAAAATTATCCGTGATTTGTCGTGTATTTCAGATAAATTGGAAATTAAATCCGTTGGAAATGAACTTATTTTTAAATGCTCTGGTCAATTTGCTTCTGCTGAAATTCATCGTACTGAATCAGATGGAAGTATGGGATTTGCTTTAAAACCAGATTCTTCTAAAATCATTCAAGGAGAATTCTCTCTAAAGAACCTTGGTTACTTTATTAAATGTACAAATCTTTGCTCTCAAATTGAAGTCTACTTGGAAAATGATTTGCCTTTGGTTGTAAAGTATAATGTTGCTAGTCTTGGGGAAATAAAGCTATGCTTAAGCGCTCTTCCCTCATCATAAAAATATAAATTTATATATATAATAATTTAAATGTAAAAATATTTAAATTATTATTAATAGATGGAATTTATTGAATCTAATAAAGGTAAACCTAAAGAAGAATTATTGGCTGAAGATATTAGTAAACGACCTCCATCATGCGGATTAATTATAATTGATAATTTTTATAATAATCCGATGGAAACAAGAAATTTTATACTAACTCAAGAATTTAAAGTACGTGGTAATTATCCTGGTCAACGAACTCATTCTTTTGCGAATCAACATTTAAAAGACGTTATTCAAAAATATATATTGCCTTTTGGCGGAAAAATAATTGATTTTCTAATGCCAGATGAAACCAATAAAGAGGATAATATTTATAATGGCGCGTTTCAATATACTACTAGTAGAGACCGCTCCTGGGTACATGTAGATGGTTTTAATAATTGGGCTGGTGTTTTATATATGACACCAGATCCGCCTGTAAGTTCCGGTACAGGTTTTTATAGATACAAAGACGGAAACACATGTGAGACAGATTTACAAATAATGGATAATAAAGTGGATTTAGATAATTTTTCTCAGGATATGACAAAATGGGAGCTAGTTGATAGAGTAGGAAATGTATTTAATCGGCTTATTTTATTTAATTCAAAAAGGTATCATATGTCGTTGGATTATTTTGGGAACTCAAAGGAAAATGGCAGATTATTTCAAGTCTTTTTCTTTTCAACAGAGAGATAATATAATACTTTTTACATTATATAAAATATTTAAATCTATATTCTCTATCAGCATTATAATTTTTTCTTATTATTATACAATTTCTTGAAAATGTTATGCTTTCTATATATTCATAATGTAATATTTTTTTAGATAATAGTTGTTTATTTGTATTACTTATAAATTCTCGATTTATAATATCTATACTTTCTTTAAATATTTCAATAATTGATTTGGGATGTTTATAACCATATTCTGTTTTATAACTATAACACTCTCCTTTTTTCCAGTACGATGTTTCAATATCTTCTATTATATAAATTCCTCCTTCTACTAATATGGGAAACAATATATTAAACGTTTGTAATTGATGTTCAGGTATATGTGATCCATCATCATTTATAAAAAATATATTATTATTTATTAATGACAATTTTAAATTATTTAAATCATCAATATTACTTTGATCCGCCTTTAATATTGTGTATTTATTATTATTTGTTTTTTCTTCTTGAATGTCTATGCCATAAATATGAGCATTTTTAAATAAATTTAACCACATAGGTAATGATACTCCACTTCCTATTCCTATTTCAACAATACTACCATTTGAATTATAAAATGGTTTTAAAAAGGTTTCATAAATTTTATGATATTCGTGATGTGTAACCTTATCAGTATTACTTAATGTACCATATTGTAACATTAAATTATTTATATTATCTTCACATTCAATTGTATTCGTATTATATATTGTATTAATATTTTTGTTAAGTTTTACTATATTAGTAATTATATTAATATCAAAAAAATCGTCATAATTAATTATTTTAAGGTTTGGATATTTTTGAATATATTCATTGTCCAATTCATAACTTGTTTCTGATAATATAGTATAACCACTTTCTAGTAATCTATCACAACGTATATGTTCAAAAATATTACTACATTCATCTGGTCCTGGTATAGGATTAGTATTAATTTGGCCATGTATATTCAAAATAATTTTACATTTTGATAATTCAATATCTCTATCATCATCATAACCAGCAATAATATTTACCTTAAACCCATTATTTTTTAAAAAATCAACTATCTTTCTTCTTCGCGGTAGGCTAATAATATTTTGTTGTTCAATTGGCAAACTTTTCCAATCATAAATAAATCCAAAATCATATATTTGGTTATTGTTATTTTCATTCATAAAGTTTATTAATTTATTACGTTCAATAGATTGAATATTATATGATAAATATTCACAATTAGTAATATTATATTGATTTAATATTTTTATATTTGATTTGCTGTAGTCATAAATTTTTAAATGCGGATATTTGTTGTGAATATCTAATATACTATTTAAACGCCAAGGTAAATTTAATGGTTCCGTTTGCAATATACTAACTTCACAATTATTATTCAAATTTTGTAAAATAGCTTCATTGGTTACTTTATGTATAAATGTAAATTTGGTTGGATTTGAATTAATAATTTCATTTACATTATTAGTAATAATGATTTCATATTCATTATCATTATAATTTTTTTGATTGTATAAAAATTGAGATATAGTCTCAATAGTAAAATTTTGATAATAAAAAACCCATTTGCAGGTTTTATTTTTATTTACAAAAAATATATCACACCATTCTTTAGCACGATTTTGCCAACTACATGATAGCGCATATTCCTTTCCTTTTTTCTTAAATTCTGTTTTTTGTTTAATAGATAAATTTAATAGAGAATCTAGTTCATTTCCTTCTGAAATTTGGATTCCATAATCTCCAAGTGTATTCACTAGTCCAGCAACTGGATAGTACAAACAAATTACTTCTGATGCCAATAATTCGAGAGAAGTAATACAAGATGTTTCTTGGAAATAACTTGGATATAACCAATATTCTGCTGACGACATTAATTTATAAAGTTCTTTTCTATTTAATTTACCTACATGTTTAACAGATGAATTCATTTTAATAAACTCTAAAATTCTATTATCTTCATCCGTTTGCGGAAAATTATTGTATGAAGAAATAAATAATTCGGCATCTGGTAAATTTTCCAAAATACTAGGCCATAATTGGATTAATTTTGACAATCCTCTTTCACTACAAGATGTATAAACAAATCTATTGGAGATTTTTCTCTCTCTTGTGGTAAACAAATCCACATTAATTCCATTGTTAATTACATTTATTTTTTCTTTTAATTGTGGAAATGAAGAGAGAAATAATTGCTTATGCCATTCTGTTTGACAAATACAACCAGTAATTTTTGATGACCATTTTGTTAAAATATTTTCTACTGATATATTTGCACCATAATTAAATAATGTTATATCATGTCCCCAAATAAATGTTTGGTAAGCGGAAAAATTTTTATAAAGCTCATAAAAATTTAAATATCTGGAAACAATTATAGTATGAAACGCATTATTTTTTATTAACTCTTTTAAATTATTACTATTTACATATGTAATATTATCCATTTTTTCTTCTTCAATATTTCCAGCTACGTATATTTTATAATTTTTAGGAAACACTTTTGTTAAACATGTGATAGCCGTTTCAGAACCTCCTAAGGCATTATTAATACTATATGTATAATTCCATTTAAAAGGAGAATACCCAGTATAAAATAATATTTTATTACTTTTTTGACATTCATCTTGTGAAAAGCTAGGTTCTGAAATATTTGGCAATTGAATACCATATTTTTCATAAATATTCATAAATTCGTGATCATAAATTGGGTAATTAATAGAAATTAAAAAATTAATATATTCTTTAAATAATTGTAAAAATCCTGTGTCATTTTTAAATATAGTATATTCAATAAAAAATTGTAAATTAAACAACATATTACCTATAAAAAATTTACTTCTCTCTATATGTTTCTTTGTAAAAATTATTTTATACATTTGTAATACTATATCATAATCTTTTACCTTGTCAGCAACTATAATCATATAATATGGTAAATACAAATTTGCTTTGCCTACATCTAAAAACAACTTATTATTTAGTCCTTCTATTAAAAATCTTTCATTATAAAATGATTTTACAATATTATAATAATTGTAAGCAACTTCATTTAAATCATTACAACAATAATAAGAAACTAATTCATATAAACATTCAACTCTCTCTTTATCGTAAGCAAAACTTTTAACAAGGTAAAACATTCCAGTTTCTTGTTGTTTTAAAGAATTATAACAATTATATAATCGTAAACATGATACATATTTTTCTTGTTCCCAATTATTATTATTAAGTGTAATTTTATACCATTTTATAGCTTCTTCCCATTTTCCAGAATCATAATAACTATTACCACAATAAAAACCATATCTATTATAAAGCTCATCATTATTTATAATAGCTTCTTCATAGGCTTTTTCCAGTATTAAAGCATCTTTTAGATATTTATTTTCGTCACGACTTCTATTTCCAGTTTTACCAGAAATAGTATAATAATTGCCAGTAATAATTGCCATATTATTTGTACGCTCAATACAAGTAATAATTTCGTGTAAGACGCCAACATATTTCCATTTTTTGTTATTATTAATAATTTGTGTTCTAGTGTAACTTGTACCATTTACATCACCAAATTGAAAATGATATGAATCATAAATTAAATCAGGTAAAACAAAATCGCCACAAATTTCATCATCCGCATCAAATATTAACAAGTATTTACTTTTACCAAAAGCATGTTCTAGTGCTTTAGTTCTATTATGACCGAAATCCTTCCATTCATCATCAAATAATTCCCCTTTTATATTTCTCTCATTAAAAAAATTATAAATAATATTTTTTGTTTCATCTGTTGACCCTGTATCTGAAATGACCCAATAATCTATAATTGGAATTTTATGTAATAATTTTGTTAATGTGTCTTTTATAATATGACCTTCATTTTTTACAATCATATTTAAACATAAATACGGAGATTCTTTTTCTATAAAAAACATTTATATGAAATATATTATTTTTTCTTTAATTAGTAATTTTAAGTTATAATTTTAAATTATAAGTTAAAATATAACTCAAAAACTTGTAGAAAATAAAATATTTATTTCATTTCTAACAAGCATTCAAAACTTGAAATAATAAAGCTAATCTTTTATCAAAAATAATATTGTGTTCTAAAATAATATCCATTTCTTGTTGAATTTTTATACTATAAACATAGCTTATCCATCTTTTATGATGAGATTGAATTTTATTGTGTATTTTATTAATTTCGTTATTTAATATTGTTATTATTTCTAATGTTGATATCAGAGCTAACTTAATACATTCAGGAATTTCACTAAATACATCTATTTTTTCACTATAATCAATTAGTATAAAATTTTCTTTTGTCATTTTATCTGTTGTTTCATTTATAAATTTTTGAATCATTACATCAATATTTTCATAAGTTTTTGTATAATATTTTTTAACAATATCTTTGATTAATGCAGAAACTATTAATAATTTATTATGAAGATCTGTTAGTTTTATCTCTCTTTTATAAATATTGTAATCATTATTTTTATAATCTACAAACCATACGAATAAACTATGAGTAGTTATAAGTGAGGTGGTTATATTTGTTAGTGTTCTAATAAATATGTCATTTGTAATTGATGATAATATACTCATATTTATTATAAATATTATTTTTAAAGCCAAATAAAATATTATACAATATCATTAATATAAAAAAAGGATAACTCTTTCCCTTATAGGAAAGAATTTTACAATACCTTATGGCAACCTTTTTATAAATCTATCTAATCTATATCTAGCTTGTAATGTAATAAATCTATCTAATCTATATCTAGCTTGTAATGTAATAAATCTATCTAATCTATCTATTTTATATCTACCAGGCGCTATTATCTACTACTTCTACTTGTTGTTTTTGATTGTATACCTCTTCCTCTTCATCATCTTCCTCATCAGAAGACTCTGCGTCTATCCAACGACACTTGGTTGCGTTTATTTTTTTCATGCGCTCTTCTCTTGCTTCGCGTTCTGCTTCCGCCTTAGTTTGTGCTTTTGCCCATTCTATCACTTCTGCCTTTCTTTTTGCTTCACGCTCCTGCGCATATTTTTCAGCCTTTAACTTCATCTCTTCCTCTTTAGCCTTAGCATAAGTCTCAGGATCATTTTCCTTCTGTATGATTTTTCCATAGCTGAAAACAGGTCTTTGATTTGTTGGAGCTGCGACAAGCTGTGGAAATGATTCAGACGCAATGAATACATTATCTGGTAAACAAGGCGCTATTATCATAGGAATAGATTGTTTTTCTTCTTCTTCTTCACTATCGCTTTCTAACACCATAAACACATTATTTGGTTTAGCTGCTGCTACTTGTTTAGGTTTCACAATCTCAGCTTTTACTGGCTCTGAACGTGCTTTTAGTAAAGGGCAATATTTGACAGTATGTCCATTTTTGTAACAATGACGACACTCTTGAGCTAGCAATGTAGGGCAGATTGTTTTGCCGGATTTATCGCGAACACTATGGTTTGTAAACTCTTTCTCTGACTTGCCTGCGTCTTGACATACTTTGCAGAATGTCTTGTATACTGGCTTAGTATTAGAGATGTTGCTCTTTGGTTGCTCTGCTGAACTGAATAATTTGGACCTATACACAATAGAGTTATTATTATTATTGTTATTGTTATTGCTGAAAGATGACATTGTTATAATGTTGTCGCTTTGAATAATATCGCTTTTGAAATGCTTTAGTTTTAAACTTAGACTGCTTATAAATAATGCTGTTCCTTTACAAAATAAAAAGCATTTCAATTTTTTTTTGATTCTATATAAAATTGAATACAACTTAAATTTTATATAATTTTATTTTAGTTTTCATTAAATTTTTCCATTAAAAATATATATTTATTAAAATCATTTATATAATCATAATTATTAATCATTTCTATTTCAGATTCATAAATTTGAAACTTTTCTTTAATTTGTAAAATAGCAATACCTCTGTAATTGGAATGATAAAAATATTTAAAATCAACATATTGCGAATATACTAATAATACATGATATAATACTTTCCAGACATCTCCTGTCCAAGGTATTAATGTATGTAATATTTCATTATGATATTTATATTTGATTGGTATTTTTAGTTGTTCATCATAATTTAATGGTATTATATCATCTAATAATATTTGACCATTTTTATTTAAAAACCGAATGCTATTATTTAGATCTTTAATAACTTGTTCACACTGGTGTAGTCCATCAATAAATACAATATCCAATTTTATATTTGTATCTAAATTTTCAAAATAAGCATCTGATGTTTTTAGAATTATTTCCTCTGATTGAAATTTTGGCAAAGGATCTACACCAATTTTATTTAAAAAATGTACATTATTAAATGTATATCCAGTTTCAACACCTATTTCCAAATAATTATCATTTAGATTACTTATACTATTAATAACCAAATGTCTTTGTGAAAAATCAGTATTATATTTCATTCTATAAATATAATTATTAATAATTTCATAATCTCTACATGATTTGTATTGTAACATGAAAAAATTAATTAATGTTTCGGGAGTTTCATCTATTAATGTATAACATTTGAACCTAGAAAAATTGTAAATATCTAAAATATATTGTAATTGATTAATATCACATTTATTCTCAATTATAAAAAAGTCAAATTTGGTGTTTTCATATAGTTTTTTAATTTTTTCCATATTTAATATCAAACTATCTAATCCTATTATACAATATTGTTTATCATAATCAACATTTATAATTGCGTTACAATATTTATGTTCATATGTATTTTCTCTCTTCCAAATTTTACTATGTTCGTAAATATATTTCTCATCTTCATAAGCATCCATATTTTTCATATATTCATGAATTTTAAATTTTTCATAAAATATTGGACTAATAAAATTTGGACCAATTCTGTTTATTTCCCCATTTCTTATTAAAGAAAAATTATTATTATTATTATTCATGTATTGAATATATCCAAATTTATGGATTTTTGCTATTTTTGTAGTTATAGCAGTTCTAAGTATAATTTCATAATCATCACAAATAGGTAATAATTCACAATAATTTCCAGCTTCAATTAATTTAGTTTTTCTCCAAATGCGTGGATGATTTGGACAACAAACAAGATGACTAAGTGTGATATTATTTATATTTGGTGTATTATAAACATAAACCCATTTATCTTCATATTTTTGACAATAATAACTTCCATATCCTTTACAAATAAAATCGCCATAAAAAAAATTAGATTCATCTTCATATAATGAAATACAATCCATATAAATAAACCCGACATCTTCATTTTTATCAAAATAATTAGCAGAGTCTTCTAAAACGAATGGTAATATTACGTCATCATGATCAAATTCAAGTACATATTTTCCTCTACATAATGATATAGCTTCGTTTTTAACATTACCGATGTTTCCACTATTTTTACTTCTTCTATAAAGTCTAACTCTTGAATCGTGTATCATTAATTCTCTTAAAAAATTAAAATGGTCGTCGTCTGGCGAATCATCCATAACTACAAATTCCCAATCCTTGAAGGTCTGAGTTTTTAAACTATTATATGCTCTTTTTATTTTATGATAAGAATTATATGTAGATGTAAAAACAGAAAAAATAGGTCTAATATTTTCTCTCTGAAATGTACAATTATAAATAAAACAATAATTAACAGCTCTATTAAATTCATAAATTGATAATATTTCTTTCAAGTGAATCCATCTGTTTCGCATTCTATCCGTTATTATAGACATAACATTTGATACATATTCATTTTCATTATCACCATATGTAATTAATATTTGATAATTTGAATCAAATAATTTATTTAAATCATTAATATTACTAGTAAAAAATATAGAACAATTAAGTTTTTCATTATTATCAATAAAAAAATTATCAATATTTGAATATTTTTCTAATCTATAAAATATAATGTATGGATATTTCATTATATTTTATTATTTATTAAAATTTTAAATAGTAGTTAATAATATTTATATTATTTTTATTTTTAATATTCAGGTGTATGTTTTTTAAATAAACAACCTTGAGGAGATAATCCTTTAAGATCAGATGTTACTACTGCTGGATTCTGGTTTGTACAATCAGACATCCAAATTTTTATAATACAGAAATTTTTTTTAGGAGAAATGGTAATCCCGGTAACACAATTTACATATGACATTTGTTTACTAATTGTATTTCCTACAACAACATATGTAAGATCTTTCCACACTTTATAAACACTTTTATTAGAAACTTTATATGAGAAACATCCGCCATTACGATTTTTTGGATCTTCCCAAATTGGTTTTATACCTTCACGCATTAGAAATAACATACAATTTTCTACTAAAATTGGAGGTAATGTTTCTGTTACACCTATAGTTTCTTCAATAGATGAAAATGTCGAAATTGGTATATAGCTTTTAATACTCCAGTCTGTATTATGAGGTAAATGTGCCCAAAGAGTCCATTTGTCAGATAACTTATTAAATTCTTCCATATTAGTTGTTTCAGTTGTCATTGTATTATGCTGGGTTACCATTTGTACTTATTTATTTCATTTTTTTTTTAAATAGTTTTAATAATATATATCTTTTTTAATTTGTAATATAATTATCTTTTTTAATTTGTAAATAATTATTATCTGTGATATCTATTTCACAATCATCCATATTATGGTCTATAATTTTTAAAATTAACTTATTATCATTGATAATATCTTCCAATAATATAGATTCAGAATAATGGTTTAATAAATAATAAATAACAAAATTTCTATTTATAATATTATCAACTATATAATAATTATAATTGTCACTTTTATAATCTATTTTATATTTTTTGTCACCAACAATTAATTCACATAATATAAATTTAATATTGGATGGTTCACAAATAAATGAATCATCTGTTAACAAATTATTAATTATTTTTTTATTGATACAATTATTTTCATTCTCAACATTATAATCAGAGTAAATTATAAAGTCAGGCTTTTCAATATCTATAATATAATTTTCGATAACCTCTTTTGTTGCTGAGTAAAAAACTTTACCATTTAAAATAAACTCTACATTTTTAATATTTTCAAAAGTTGTTTTTTTATATTCATTTATAAAATTTGCTAATCTTGGATTACTTTTATAAATATATTCTCGATATTTTTTAAATTTTATTTGTATTAAACCAGATATATAAATTACATTATACGATAATGAGATTAAATACTCATTATATTTTTCTGGATAGTTGCGTTTTAAATAATAATTTAAAAAATAAGAAAAAATAGTAGTTTTTAAAATTGTTAAAACAAAAGCTAACATTAATAATTAATAAATAATTTTATTTTTAAATTGTTTATTAATTAACTTTGGTAAGCATTACTGCTTGAAACCCAACTTGTTGGTTGATTAGTTATAATATTAATATTTTTTGATCCATCATTATTTGTTGGATTTGGTACAATAATATTTGGGGATTTATAATATACTGGATTTTTTTTTGAATTATATTCTGGATCATAAATAATAATATTTCCTAAGTTATCTACAGATACATTTTTAGCACATTTAGTATTTGATTTTTCACAATTATAATTTAATTTACCTGTAGAGGCATCTAGACCAAAAATATATAATAAGACACTTACAATTACAGTCATCATAATAAAAGGAATAAAAACAATAATCCATGATACTACATTTAATCCTTTTTGACAAAGAATATGTAATAACAATGTTACCATTATCATTACTATTAATTTCATAAATGCAGTATTATAAAGTCCCTTAAATATATCTATTAGTATTTGAGTAATAGAAAAAAATAAATAAATAATTGCTGGACTACATAAATTAAACATTATTTATAATATAATTATATTTTATTTTTCATCGGCATAAAAGAACGGCTCCCCATCCTTTAAATACCCTACTTTTGTACCAATATCACCATCTTCAGATAAATGATAAATAAATCCATTTTCTTCATTTGTAGTACAATATGTTACATCATCTATATCTATTTCAAAATACTCTTCCTCAGAATTTTCACTTTCAACATCATCATTTTCAGTTTCAACATTATCATCATTATCATCATTAGTTTCAATTTCTTTTACATCTTCAGTTTCCTCTTCTACAACAACATCATCTTCAGTCTCCTCTTCTACAATAGCATCATCTTCAGTTTCCTCCTCTACAACAACATCATCTTCAGATTCCTCTTCTACAATAGCATCATCTTCAGTTTCCTCCTCTACAACAACATCATCTTCAGATTCCTCTTCTACAACAACATCATCTTCAGATTCCTCCTCTACATCATCATCATCTTCAGATTCCTCCTCTACAACATCATCATCTTCAGATTCCTCCTCTACAACATCATCATCTTCAGATTTCTCTTCTACGACAGCATCATCTTCAGAATCCTCCTCGTTTTCACTTGTTTCACTATTTTCTTCAATTTCTAATTTAATATTTTCATTTTCAAAAGACTCTACTTTAATTTGTGTTTGTTTAATAGTTAAATCAATAACATTTTTATCTTTATTTTTTAATTCATTTACTTCGTTTGTTAAATTTTCAATTTTAGTCAACATTTTTTCAAATAATGGTATAATTGATTCATATTGCTTATTAACCTCTACTTTAACAAAGTTTTCAGTAAGTAACATTATAGATTTTACATCAAAATCCTTTTCTTTTTCTTTTCCTTTTTCCATTTCTTGTGTGTTTAAATTATGAATATTAGAAGTTTGATTTAATTCACTCATAACACTTGGTAAATTCATAATAGCTGAATGTGTTTTTTCTAATAATTCATATCTATTTAAATGATCACCTAATAATTTAGACAATCCATTTTTAATTACATTATTAATTTCATTTAAAATAGGTTCAGTATTAAATTCAATAGTTTTTGAGTACATTTTATAGTATAAATTATATATAACTATTCGTTTAATATGATTTAAAAAATAATTTATCTAATTCATATATGGAAGATAACATTACCTTTCTTGATGATAGTATAGACATAATTATGAGACAAACAGATTATACAAAAGAAAAAACAAAAGAAAAATTAAAAGAATTTAATAATGACTATTTAGCAGTAATAAAAGATTATTTCGGAATACCAGAAAAAAAAACACAACCTATAAAATCAGTGAATCAAGAAATTTATAAACAATTAAGACATAAATTAGATAACAATATGCGTGATTATAAAGAAAGAGTGGAAAAAAATGAAACAAAAAATTTATAATATATTATATTATTGTATTATTAATATTTAAATATAATACAATAAAAATTAATTACATGGACATTTTTGTTATAAGTTTGGAGAGAACACCAGAACGTAAAATAATTTTTGATAATTATAATTCAAAATACATAAATTATACATATCATAAAGCGGTTGATGGACAAACAATTAATATTGATACATTAGAACCTACTATTTAAAAAAAAAACTCTATAAATTATTCAAATGGTGCAATAGGTTGTGCTTTATCGCATTTACAATTATGGGAAAAATGTATTGAATTGGATAGACCAATTATAATAATGGAAGATGATGCAATTGTTTCGCGTGATTTTAAAAAACATATGAATAATTTAATAAATAATTTAGTTCCTAAAACCTGGGATATAATACAATTAAATTATAATTTTGATTCAATATTAAGTTATAATAATACAAATTATGAAACTTGTAATTGTTATTTTAATCAAACTAAAATGACAAAAACAGATATTTCAAATTTTGTTAATACAAAAATACATACAACTATAGCAAAATTAAATTTTTGTTTTGGAACATCCGCATATGTAATAAGCCCTAATGGCGCAAAAAAAATGAAAGATTTGTGTTTTCCAATGGATAACAGAATTATTTTAAATGTACCCTTTTTACAAAAAATAGATTGTTTTACAATTGATACCATAATGAATAGTATTTATAAAGATATTTTAGCATATGTATGTATTATTCCCTTTGTAATAACACCACATATAAGTGACGATTATAATTCTACTATTACACCAAAGGAAAATGTATAAAAATATAATGAGTATTATCAATACTCATTATAATAAAAAATAAAATACTAAAATTTTATTTATTGTGCTATTCCAAATTTTTCATTTATTATTGTATTTTTTGTTTGTTTTTTTTGTAATTTATTTTTAATTAAAACATTATTGGATGGTATAATTTTATTGTTAATAATGAAATCATCATTATCTTCATGTAATTCTGGCAATATACGTGTTAATGGTTTATCAACAACCAAAAATAATTTATCATTTTTCAATAAAGATCTATATTCTTGAATAGTTAAATTTCCATAATATTTATCTAATAAATAAAAAGGATTCGGTGCTGGTTTAATATTCTTGTTATAATTATAAATTTTTGAATATACGTGGTTAATTAAATAATATCTTTCAAATTTTGAAGAACTATCAATATTTTCTTCCATTAAATAAGAAGTAGCACATTCTGGACTACAAAAACAACCATAAACATGATATGTTTCTTTAATAAAATGTTTTGGTATATAGATAGGAGGATTATCAAAATCATAAGTACACCAAAAACAAGCAGATTTTTTATCACTTGTATTATTGATATGTAAATTATGCTCTAAATTCTTTAACTTTTTCCAAACCTCTCTGATATCATTATCTTTATTTTTAGAATTTTCATAATCATTATCATTATTATTTATAATCATATTATCTAAATTTGAAATTTGAGGTTTAATAATATTATTATTTGTACTAATTATTTCATAATTCATTTCATTTTTTCCTGAAAACTGAAAACTTTCAATATTATTTAATAATGTATTTGTTTGAAGATCTTTTAAAAAACATTTAAGATGTAATATTACATTGGGTTTACTTTCTTTATTAATGTTCATAGGTACAACATTCTGTATTATTTTTCCACCTTTTGGTTTACGTCCACGTTTTTTCCCTCCTGTTTTTTGTTCTTCTTGATTATTTATGATAACATCATTTGTATCATTAATATTAATTACATCATTTGTATCATTATTACTTTCTTGAATTGAAAAAACAATATTATTTTCTATTTTATTATCATTTTCAATAACAGGCTTTTTAGGTTTTCTACCTCTTTTTTGTTTAACAACTTCAACTTGATTAGAAATAATATTTTGTAACTCAACATTTTTTACCATTTGTAAAACTATAATTAATAAGTTGAGACAAATTTAAATAGTTTTAAAATATATATTAACGTATTACTTATAATAAACTTAGAAATTGTAACATTTGCGACAAACTGGAATATAATTGTCTGAACCTACAATTGTTTGTTCTGTTTCATTTGTTAAGCGCATTGAAAAAATGCCTGGTGTACCATCTTTACATTGAGAACATAATGAGGATAGTTTTGTTACCTTATCGCAGAGTGGAATTAAATCTAATATCGCTCCAAATTTTTTTCTCTCAAAATCACCATCTAGACCGCAAACATAAATTTTTTTATTATATTTTAACATATCAACAACTACATTATACAAATCTGGAAAAAATTGTCCTTCATTAATCAAAATAACATCGCTTTTCGCTATTTCCAATTTATCTTTTATTCTTGGCATATTTTCAAAATTATTAAAATGTAAATTAGAAACCCAAACATCAGTCAATTTTTCAGTTTTAATACATGGTATTTTAACTTTATCGTGAGTTGATAATAGTTCTTCATCATACCTATTATCAATAGAATGATTAATTACTGTTACTGGAATATTACAAAATTTACACTGCTTATAAATATCAACTAATCTTGTTGATTTAGATGCATACATAGGTCCTAATATTATTTCAAGGTATCCAGTATTATTGCTAGAAGTAGTCATTATAGATTTGTTCATTAATTATCTTTAATATTTTAATTTAAATTTATTTATTTAGTTAAAAGTATAGTCTTAAAAATATAATTTAAGGACGGAACTATTTAGAAATAATATTTCTATATATTATAATGCCAAATCTTTGTTGTTTTGAAAATTGTAGAAAACGAGCGTATTTCGGTGAAGATAAAAAATATGTTGTATGTAAAGAACACAATGTAAATAATTGGTCTGATGTTATTAGTTCAAAATGCTTTTGTGGAAAAGCCAGTAAGCTTTATAATTTTGAAGGGTTAAAACCTATATATTGTTTTGATTGTAAAAAAGATGAAATGATTAATTGTGTGGCAGTCATAAAATGTAATTGTGGAAAAACAGCTAGATTTAACTATATTGGAAAAAAATCTGAATTTTGTGTTAATTGTAAAAAAATAGATATGATAAATGTTGTACAAACAAAATGTAAATGTAAAAAAACATTGCCTACATATAATTATGATGGATTGAAACCAGCTTTTTGTTCAAGTTGTAAAGAACCTGATATGGTTAATGTTAGACAAAAAAAATGTGGTTGTGGAACAATAGCATCATTTAATTATGAAGGATTACAACCTCTATTTTGTGAAAAATGTAAAGAAAATAATATGATATACGTAAGAAATAATAATTGTAATTGTGGTAATGGAAAACCTTATTATAATTATAGTGGCATGCCTGCAAAATTTTGTTCTAAATGTAAAAATATCGATATGGTAAATGTTTTTATAAAAAAATGTCAAAATGAAGGATGTAATACAGAAGCAAATAAAAAATATAAAAATTATTGTACATATTGTTTTCAAAATCTATTTCCATTAGACCCATTAACATTTCAAATTAGATGTAAAACAAAAGAGATTGCTGTTCGTGATTTTATTAATTCAAATTTTGAAGGATTTCAACACGATAAAACTCTTGAATATGGTGGTTGCAATTGTTTAAATAGAAGAAGAATAGACCATCGTAAATTAATTAACAATACTTTATTATGTATTGAAACTGATGAAAATCAACATAAATCATATAGTAAAGATGATGAACAAAATAGATATAATGATTTATTAACAACATTTACTTGTAAATATATTTTTATCCGATTTAATCCTGATTCATATAGCGATAAAAATGGGAAAAAATCTAATCCATCAATATCTACTAGACTTTTAACATTAAAAGAAGAAATTGATAAACAAATTAAACGTATTCAAAATGAAGAAAATAATGATTTATTAGAAATAAAATATTTATATTTTGATAATTACAATTAATTATATATTAAATATTAAAAGAAATCAGATATATATTTTAATGACTAGTAGTGGCATACCATTCGTAGAACTTTATAGACCAAAAAATTTTGAAGACATTGTATTAGACCCACTAAACAAACAAATTTTAAAAAACATTATTGAGACCTCATATTTTCCAAATTTGCTTTTTTATGGTCCTCCTGGTACAGGAAAAACGACAACAATTATAAATTTAATAAATGCCTATCAGGATAAATTAAATATTAAAAATAAAGATTTGGTTATACATTTAAATGCATCTGATGAGAGAGGAATTGATATTATAAGAAATCAAATAAATTTTTTTGTGAATTCAAAACCATTGTTTCATAATGGAATGAAATTTGTTATTCTAGATGAAGTTGATTATATGACGAAAAATGCTCAACAAGCATTAAGATATTTATTACAAAATTATTCAAATAATGTACGTTTTTGTTTAATATGTAATTATATTAGTAAAATAGATGAAGGCTTACAAAATGAATTTATTCGTTTACATTTTAATCAATTACCAAAAGAAGATATAATTAAATTTTTACAAAATATTTCAGAAATAGAAAATTTAAATATTCCATACAAAATGCTTTCAAATATTCAATTACTTTACAAATCAGATATTAGAAGTATGGTTAATTTTTTACAATCAAATCAAGAAATAGTAAAAAATCAAACTAATATTGAGACTATGCTTTGTATTATTGATAAAGATGTTTGGGAAAAATTTATTACTTTATTAATAAATAGAGAGAAAATCCAAAATTTATATTCTTATGTACATACAATAAGTATAAAATATAATATAGATAAAAAAAATATAATTAAAGATTTTATAAATTATATTATTCGAAATAAATATAAAATAGTTAATGGTCAATTTCTAGATTTTGTTGAAAATTTATTACATTCTCACAATGTTAATAATAATACATATGTTTTTTATTCGCTCTCTCGATTATTATCCTTAGTAGAAATATTTGAATTATAATTTGACATCCTCATATGTAATTTAATCATAAATTCATTTGGAGGAGAGCTTTTTGAAGGATCAAAAAAATTTTTTTTTAAACTATATTCTCCTTTTGGACTTAATTCGTTATTTTGTGTAGTTAATATATTTTTAATAGGTATAATTTTACTTTTTTCATTGTTGTAGTGTAATTTATTTAACATTCTTTATATTATATTATAAAAAAAATAATTGAAATAAATTAATATAAAGAATATAAAGACAAATAATAAAAATATATAATGGCAATGAACCTAAATATTGATATGGAATGGAATAATTTTATATCATCTGACTACAATGATGATATATCTGATGATGATGAGTTACCTTTAGATATTAATATTAAAAATAACGAAGAATTTGTTTCAGCTAATATTTCAATGGAAATTAATTCAGTCACTCCTAAAGCTTCTAGTATTTATATATCAACAAAAACAAAAATAGCTTATCTTAATATTCCGTTTCAACTTAAAGATACATTTTGGGAAATACCTATTATTCCTTATGCGAAACCATGTAATGGTGTTATTAAAAAACAAATGAAATTTAATAGTTCTACTATTGAAGAGTTAGATTTTATACAAAATAAAATTAAACAAGAAAATTATTTTGAAGAACACATAATTACTAATATTAACAACCCAAATGGACGTATTAAATTTAAAGATATTAGAAAAATTAGTATTGGTATATCAAAAAAAGATATTATGAGCTACCGATGTAAAAAGAAGAGTGCATTTTATAATTGTTTTGTTCTTATTCTTAGGATGAAAGTAGGTGAGATATTTAAAGAATTTCATGTTAAAGTATTTAATACAGGCAAACTTGAAATACCTGGAGTTCAAAATGAAAATATATTTCAATTATTATTATTACAAATAATTGAAACATTACAACCTTTCGTAAAAGAAAAATTATGTTATAAACCAAATTCTGAGGAAACAGTACTAATAAATTCTAATTTTAATTGTGGATTCTTTATTAATCGTGAAGAACTATATGATATTTTAAAGTTAAAATACAATATTCAATCTATATATGACCCATGTTCATATCCAGGAATCCAATGTAAATTTTATTATAACCCTGATATAGGTATTCAAAGTGGTAGTCAAATTTCTGAAGAAAATAAAGTATTATATAAGGATATTAAAGAAGTATCCTTTATGATTTTTAGGACAGGCAGTGTTTTGATCGTAGGTAAATGTGATGAAAATATACTTATGATTATTTATGAGTTTTTAAAAGTTATTTTACAAAATGAATATAAAAATATTTGTCAAAAAAATGTAATATCTAGTGAAAATAATGTTGTAAAAGATAAAAAGAAAAAAATTCGTAAAAAAAGTATTACTATAAATATTTGAATAATTTAACTTAATAACCAATTAATATATTTTTCAGGAGATTCAATCATTTTTTCTTGTATTTCTTTTGTAGATAATTTATATTCATAATTTTTTAAATTATTTATTTTATATTTTTTAAAAAATAGGTTTAACACTTCATAAAAATAATTTATATCACTGATAACAAAATATAATTTATCAATTATATTATTTAATATAATAATATTTTCTTTATTAAAATTTGTTTTATTTATTTTTTCACAAATTTTATCAAATAAATTTATATAATTTTGATTTTTATTAAAATTTTCGTTATGAATAATTTTATATAACAATGATTTATAAATATTTATATAATTATTAATAATAAATATTTTATCATTTGTTTCTGGTGTTATACTTATTTTTTTGCCCTCATTATTTATTTCAAATATTGTTTTTTTATATACATATGTCATAGCATCGCGTGATGTCAAATTCAAAAACATTTTTTCATCTTCTGATATTTGACCAACAAATTCAACATAAAAATAAAATGATTTTTGACAATGGTAATAAGTAATGTCTATATTTTTTGTATAGTATAATATATTATTAAATACATTTGTTATTGTATCTAAACCTCTTATTATTATAAATCTCGTCAAATTAATATTTTTAATTTTAATATTTTCTATAATAAATTTAAAATACTCCAAAATTAAATCAATATATTTTTTTGTAATTTCATTTGGTTCTTCATCTATATTTTTTTTATAATTTTCCAAATTATGTAATAAATAATTACTATCTTTGTTAGAATTAGATGTATTCATTATAGTTATTTATATTATAAAGTATTTTAATATATTTAAATTAAAATACTTTATATCTATAAGTATTTAAAGACTTATAATCTAAAATTATATAAAATGTCAGAACAAAAACCTACACAAAAGGTAGATACTGCTTTAAATTACAGATTACCATCCGATGTTACTATGAAACACGCCGCTAAACTTGCTATTGTTGATGATAAACCTATTTTGCTTGACTATTGGACCGCATCGCTTGATAAGAAGGCTTTAATTGGAGCCAGAGATAACGGAGAGAAACTATTAGTAAAGAGTGAAGAAGAGTATACTAGCATAATTGCGAAGTTCTACAAGAGTGGTACTGAGTATATTGTTATCACCGAAAATTCTATTTACATTGTTTCTAATGAAATCCCTACTAGAAAAATTTCTTAATCAACCTTTAGAAAAGGTTGACCCAAATTTTTATTTTATTATAAAAAGTAAGGTAATTATTTTGCTATACTTTTTAAATTTGTTAATTAATTTACTTTTGCTCCACTTTTTTAAAGTGGATATATATAAATGTCAGCCTTTGGTTCAGGACCTTCAAATGGACAATTTTGGTATGGAAGTAGTACAAAATTTCCTGGTTTTTTATATAAGAAAAATGTTGGTGTAGGTGGAAGACGCAGCACTAAAATGGCAGCTGGTGGTAATATTACTTGTAATAGTTCTACTTATTTGTATAATAAATATAAACCTGGTACAGGAGGTGTAGGAGCTTCAAGTATCGCAAATCGACGTGCTAAAAATCGTTTAGCAACTGTTTGTAATGAACAAAAATGCTTCCCTTGTTACACGACACTTGGACAATATAGCAAATATACCCATAATCCAGATGGGTTTATACCTTGTCCACCGGTAGAAGCTAGTTATTCAGCAACAGGGGAGTATACACTTTCAAGAAATTCATCATATAATAATATATTGAAATTTACAGGAAATGGGGGAACATTCACATTGTATAATTTACCTTTGAATTTTTATACCGAAATATTAATAACAGGAGAAACAACCCCTTTTTATTTTAGTCAAGATATTAGTCCTGGAACTTATCCAATAAATCCAGCTGTTTTATCTTTAGATTACATAATTTTATATTTTAATATACATTGAAATTATTAATAATTATAAAATAAAATACTAATAATTTAGCGCGGCGGCAAATATGGTCTGTAATAATGATTATCATATTTTACATTTGCGTCATAAAAATGTACACCAGGTGGTGCGTTATATGAATAATTATAGTTTGATGTTGGTGTAAAACCTGAGCTAACGGGGGTCTGTGCTGGGTTTATATTTAAGAAAACCATATTGTTATAACTTTTTTTAACAGCGTCAGGTTTTTTATTACATTGAGTTAAATAATTGTACCAATAGTTTCTTGTAACCCCAATGCTTGGTGCGGTTCCCATTTTCATAGGTCCTGAAAAAGTATGATTATCAATATTATTAATGTAAGATTGTTTACATCTAACTACTCTTGGTCTACCTGCCATTTATATATCTACCTTTTAAAAAAAGGTACAGCCAAAAATAATTTCCTAAAATAATTAAGTATTTAAAAATAAATTTAACAATAAATTTATTTTTATAAATAGCCTTCTTTGGGAGTCGAACCCAAGACCTATCGCTTACAAAGCGATTGCTCTAACCATCTGAGCTAAAAAGGCACAAAAAGAGGAGGGGAATTATCAACTTAATATAATTTGCTTAAAATTTTTATAATTAACTACATCTACTTCACAACAAACTAATAAGACAACCTAAGACACCAAAATATATTTGACAGAAAATTCACTCCTACTTATGGTAGGCGAAAGAACAAATCAAATATCATAAACCAATACCCTTAAATTTTATAAAAGCAAATTGTTCTTCCTGAAAAAAGAACTCATCCGGGAAACGCCTAATAAGTTAATTTGATATCCAAGCCGGATTAACTTAACGCATGCTTTGTAATTCTCCACTCCTATATTAAATATATAAATTATCTTTAAGCTATTTTATTATCAAATATATTATTTATTTAATTACTTAAAGAGCATCGCTAATTTTTTTCATTTGTTCTTCTTTTAATTTTTCTGGAAATTGTACATTAAATACTATTATCATATTTCCTTTATGTTGATCTCTTTCCAAACCTAAGTTAGGTATTACCTTTCGAAAACCTGGTGGAATTATATTTCCTGGACTATTATTCAATGTATAGCTTTTTCCATTTATATAAGTTATTTCAAAAGAAAACCCACATAATGCTTCTTTAAGTGAAATATTTTTTTCTAAAATTAAATCTAATCCTACTCTGTTAAATATGGAATCGTTTTCTATTTTTACAAAAATCTTCAAGTCTCCTTTACATTGTTCATTAAGTATATTTCCTTTATCTCTTAATATAATTAATTCTCCATCATCTATTCCTTTTGGTACATTTACATAAATAGTTTCTTTTTCAAATACTTTGATACCATTTTCCATTAACCATCTTTCTATTTCCAAAGGAATTGTTGTACCTGTTAAAACTTGAGATATTTTTATATTTATAGTTTTTAGTATTGGTGTCGGTTTTTGCATTGCTTGTTGAAAATTCATTGGACCACCTTGAAAAAAATGAACTTTTGAACCTGGAGGCATTCCAGGAAATCCTCCCATTCCTCCCATTCCTCCCCCAAAAGGATTTATTCCAAAAAGTGTACTAAACAATTCATCCACATTTATATCCATTCCTCCACCAGATTGTCTTAAAAATGGATTGTTTCTAGTCATATCATATTCTTCTCTCTTTTGTTCATCTCCTAAAGTTTCATATGCTTCATTTAATTTTCTTGTCATAGTTTCTGCTTCTTGACTGCCTTGATTTTTATCAGGATGAAATTTCATTTGTAAAGCTCTATAGGCTTTTTTAATCTCACTATTTGAAGCTTTTTCATCAACACCCAAAATTTTATAAAAATTATTTTCCATTAATAATATTATAAAAGATATACTTAAATAATTATTTACGTATTATAATTATGGAAAATAATGAACTATTCATTCATAAAAATCAACCATTGTATTTCAATGATTTTGGCGCTGATAATGAAATAATAGAATTATTAAAGACAATGATTCTAATGGAAAATCTTAATATTCTTTTGATTGGAGATATTGCTTCTGGAAAAACAACATTATTAAATGCTTTAATTAGAGAATATTATACTGGATACTCTATAAAAGATTATGAACAAAATGTATTATATATTAATAATCTTAAAGAACAAGGTATTAATTATTATAGAACAGATGTTAAAACTTTTTGTCAAACCTGTTCTAGTATTAAATATAAAAAAAAAATTATAATATTAGATGATATCGATTTAATAAATGAACAAAGTCAACAAGTTTTTCGTAATTGTATTGATAAATTTAGTCATAATGTTCATTTTATATCTTCATGTAGTAATATTCAAAAAGTTATTGAAAATATACAATCAAGATTAACTATTATTAAAATTAAACCATTAACAAATGAAAATCTTATAGAAATAATGAATAAAATCAAAAAAAATGAAAATATTACTATTGATGATGATGCTCAAGAATTTATTATTAATATTTCAAACAAAACAGCAAAAATATTAATAAATTATATGGAAAAATTTAAACTTCTTAATGAACATATAACACTTAATATAGCTATTAAATTGTGTTCTAATATTAATTTTTTCTCATTTGAAGAATACACCAAATTAATAAAAAATAAAAACCTTAAAGAAGCAATTGTTTTTATTTATGAAATTTATGATAAAGGATATTCTGTAATGGATATTCTAGATAATTATTTTTTTTATATTAAAAATACTACCATTTTGAATGAGAATGAAAAATATAATGTTATTCCATATATTTGTAAATATATCACTATTTTTCATAATATTCATGAAGATGAAATTGAATTAGCACTTTTTTCAAATAATTTAATAAAAATATTATCTTAATTATCTTAATTATTTTATATTTATAGTATAGTTATGTCTAGCCAAACATTTAAAAAAGAAATACCTAATGAAATATTGTTTAAATTACTTGAATCTATTTGTATAAAAACGGAAAAACATTTTATATTTAATATTGAAGCATATAAAAAGGGAATTTTTAAAGATGATATTCAAAATTTTATAAATGTATGTGAACCTTATTATCATTTGTCAAAAAGAAAATATCTAGAAAGAAAATTAACATATAATAGTTTTACTACTATTTTACGACAAATATGTAACTTTAATAAAATTACATATACATCTAGAATAAAATATGACAAATCAAAATATGATATTGTATACTTTTTTTTTTATTAATATTTTCTTTTAGTACCTCCACTTTTTTTGCTTCTTTTTGTTTTATTACGAGATCTTACCTTTTGTTTTTCATATATATCATCATCTAAATCATCATATGTTTCTTCGCTAACTTCATCATTATTATAATTATTATCAAAACTATTATCATCCTCATTGTAATCATCATATTCTAAATCATCTGATGTTTTATACATGTATAATCCTAAACCACCTACAGCTAAAATTGCTGTTGCTAAAACTAATGACATTGTTTCATTCATAATTATACATAAATAATATGAATTTAATTGTGATAATTAAACACATTTCGCAACATTCTTAAATTATTTAATAATTGACTTTTGCTATATATTTGCTTATCATAACCAGATAATTCATAAACAGGCGAAACATCAGTTAAAAAATCATATGTAATATCATTTGAATCATATGGCAAATTATCATAATTATATAATACATATGTCCATAAATTTTGTTTACACATAACAAATCCTAAAAAATATGCTAAATCTCTATAATAATTACAAATAAATGAATATACACAAGAGTCATACCTATCTGTTACTCTTCTCTGTCCTCTAATAACATAATGATGCTCTTTTTTATCATATAATACAAAAATAGTTGAATCTAATTCGTTTGTCTCATAATCGTATTCCTCAATCTTTAATACTAAACAATCTGGTACAGCGTTTTCCATCTTAATAATATTAATATACAATAATATTTAAGTATGTTTTAAATATTATTTATTTTTTGTCTTAGAAAAGATGGCGTTAAAATTTAAAATAAAAATTATTTAACGATCAGGATATGGTAACTTAATTAAGTTATCTCCAAGAAAATTAGGTTTTAACATATAAAAAGGTGCATCGGAAGGAATTTTCCAAAATCCTACAAACTTGTCTTCAATTTTTTTATTCACAATTGGCTCATATGGCTCTAATATTCCCCCTTTGGCATCCGGAGCATTTGCTAATAACATATAATTACCAATAATAGTATTTGAATTTAATACCTGTTTTGCTGACAATCTAGCAAACCATTCGTAATTTTTGCGTTTCAACACTTCGTCGGCAGGTATTAAAATCCCATATGTTCCTTTATATAAATTTAAATATTGATTAGACATTAAATCATCAAGTATTACTGGTGTTTCATCAATTGTTTTTGTACCAATTTCAATGCCGTCAATTAAATTAATTTCATGGTTTTGAATACGTTTTTCACACCATCTATCAAAGTTACCTAAAAATTTTGATTCTGCCGTATAATCAGTTGACATTGTGCGTTGAATAAAATCACCAAAAAGTTTTACCATTTCACATTCTTTTGGCGCACCACAAAAAGATATAGATGGATAATAATCAAAATTAGATGATGTTATATTGCGGTTGGTTGTTTCACAAAGAAACATTTTATTACTTCTAGTACCCTTATGATAAAGACCAATTAAATCTTTTATACATAAAAAGGAAATAGGACATATTAAACCACCATAAATATACAATAATTTCATAAATCCCATTGTTCTCATATTAGATAAAATAGGATCTGTAATGCTATTCATATTAATATTCCAACCTGGTATTAATCTTTGAAACGCATTATCATCAAAAATACAAATAGTAAATGAATCATCACATTGATTAATAATACTTTTAACTGATAAATATAAATATGGTTGATTTAAATTAAATGAACTACGTGAGCCAAAACTTAACCAATTACGTGAATTATATTCATATGGTACATGAATCCATAAAATAGGTTTTTTACTCTTAGCTAAAGTTACATCATCCAATAAATATTTTTGGATAGCTTCATAATTTTCATTATTTTCTTCTCTCAATCGTTTATCTTCAAATCTTCTGTATAGAAACCCTAGAACAATAAGAATAAAAAAAAGTATAAATAAATTTGTTAATGATTTCATATAATATACTATTATATTTTATATTTTACTTTAGATAAATTTATATTTTGAAAATATTTTAAAATTTATTTTTATTTATTTATTTAGGATACTTAAAGAATTTTATATGCATAATTTATAAATGAGTAAAATGAATTTAGAGAAAATTCTTAAAAAGATTAATGATATGTTGTTTGATTTAAATGATGTTAAATCACAATTGTTATTATTGTCTCAAGAGGAAGAGCATCACGTTTCTGAGGAGGAGGTTCACCACGTTTCTGAAGAAGAAGTGGAGCATGTTTCTGAGGAAGAGGTTCAACATGTTTCTGAAGAGGAAGAGCATCACGTTTCTGAAGAGGAGGAGGCTGAGCATGTTTCTGAGGAGGAGGAACACCATGCTTCTGAAGAGGAGGAGGCTGAGCATGTTTCTGAGGAGGAGGAACACCATGCTTCTGAAGAGGAAGAGCATCATGTTTCTGAGGAAGAGGTTCAACATGTTTCTGAAGAGGAAGAGCATCACGTTTCTGAAGAAGAAGTTGAGCATGTTTCTGAGGAAGAGGTTCAACATGTTTCTGAAGAGGAAGAGCATCACGTTTCTGAGGAAGAGGAGGCTGAGCATGTTTCTGAAGAGGAGGAACACCATGCTTCTGAAGAGGAAGAGCATCACGTTTCTGAACAGGAAGAGCATCACGTTTCTGAAGAGGCGGCTGAGCATGCTTCTGAGGAAGTACATGACGTTTCTGAAGAGGAGGAACCCTATGCTTCTGAAGAGCATCACGTTTCCGAAGAAGAAGTTGAGCATGCTTCTGAAGAGGAAGTTGAACATGTGTCTGAAGAGGAAGTTGAACATGTGTCTGAAGAGGAAGTTGAACATGTGTCTGAAGAAGAGGTCGATGATGTTCCCAAAAAAGTAGAATTACTAAATGTTAAAGTTGAAGAACATGTTATCGAAGAAGTGGAAGAAACACCCAAAAAAATATCTTTTGATGACCCCTTTGATTTTTTTAACAAAAATGAAAAAAATAAAACTTACACAAATACATACAATTATAAAAAATGGTTTTAATATAATATAAAATCTTATTCATTTAATTTATAATAAATTATTTATAAATTAAACAGGATTGTTTTTTAATGCGGTTACTAAATGATTTCCACACCTTCTAAAAAAATTATGTAATTCACCTGCATCTGAACCTGTTACCGCATCATCTGGAATATATGTTGTATTTCCTTTTTTATAACATAATAATACTGGAATACCATTTACCATTTTCTTACTTTTTAAAAAAGAATAAAAGTCAAATGATTGATCTACATCTATATCTGCGCATACAACTTCTGGAGGTGATGAAGCAAAAAAAGCATGAACTACATGTTTGATTTGTTTACAAGGTCCGCACCATTCGGCTCCTAATTTTAATACTATTAGACCAGGATTGTGTTTTAATAAATGAAAAAAAGTGTCTCTATTAGGAATTTCACTTACTATTTGTTTTGACATTATAATAATATTCTATATTTAATATTGTTATAAATAACTTACTCTTAATTTTATTTTATACGCCAAAATTTTTTATATAAAAATTAAATGCTGTTAAATCGGTAATTTCATTAATATTATAATATCTGAAAGATTCATCAACATTTTCGTTAATATCACCTTTAATATCTGCTCTTTGTCTTGTTCTGATATATCTAAATTCTGGTAATGTTTTACATTTATAATGATTTAATTGAATAACATCAAAATCAATATTATTATTAAATGAACCATTTATAATATTATTATTTGTAGATTTTGTATATCCACTTGAAAATTTAACAGCATGACATCCATCAAAATGTAAAAAATTATTCTTTTTAAATAAAGTTTTTATATGTTGATTTCCTTTTTTCTCACACATTGTAAAGCGAATTGTAACTGGTTCATTAGTTTTTTCATCTCTTCCTGATGAGCCAAAAAATCTCCAATTCATACCTATACCTTGACAATCATTAATCATATATTCATTTATAAAATCACAAATATTTTCATGTTTTTTCAAAACAATAAATTCATCAATATCTATATGTGCAACATGAGTTATATTAGTTTTAAACAGATATTTTTCTACAAAATTATTTAATGCTACATATTGAACAGGAATATCGTAATTATTAAATGGTAAATGAATAACTCTTATATTTTTTATATATTTAATAAGCATTTTTTCATATGTAGGTACATCTTCATTATCATATATATATATGTATTTAAAACCTAGTGCTAAATGATATTTAACAAATTCTTCAATATAATCGTGTTCTTTTTTTGCTATACATACAATTGCTGGGTACATAATTATATATATATATATAATTAATTTATTTTAATACCTTCTACTTTTCCTTCTACTTTTTCTTTTTTTACTTTTCTTTCTTCTACTTTTTCTTTTTTTACCACCCATTGTTTCATTCCATTTGTCTTCTTGCCAAGCAGCAATTGCATTTTCGTCACGTGGTTTTCCTGTTTCTTGTGAATATTCATTTATAGTTTGTAAAACTTGAACTGATAATCTTCTAAGAAATCTTTCAATAACTGCTCTTACTCCCGGTGATAATTCCATCATCATACTTATTGCAGCACCCTTCAAACTATTCGATATTAACACGAATCTTTTTATTGAAAAATTTTGTGGCTCATTTTTTCTTTTGTATGAATATGAAATTTGTGCTTTTTTTGCATGTAAAAAAGCTGTAGTTTTTTCTTCTTTTGAATTTGCTTTATCTTTAATTTCAGCAGGTAATTTTTCATACCATTGATTAAATTCTTCTTCTACTGATTGTTGTTTAACTTTTTCTGGTGTTATGTTTTCCCTTATAGGTTCTTCCCATATAGGCTCTTCTCTTTTAGGCTCTTCTCTTTTAGGCTCATAATTTCCAATACCTCTGCTTTTAAGTGCTTCAAGAAAATCTCTTTTTTCTAAAAAATTAGTTGTGTCTATATTATTCGATTGACATAAACTCTTTAATTGACTTGTAGTTAAATCATTTATATTAGCATTTGGTTCAATAAAAGCATTTCTAGGTCTAGGGTTTGTATATTTAGGAGGCTCATAATACATTATAGCTGAATAACATTCATATGGACTCAACTTATTTGGATTAGCAGATATTCCATATCTATTAAATAAATCTTGAATTTTAGTCATATCTCCTTTTAATGAGTTTCTTAATCTAGATATTGCTTGGTCATTTTCATACTCTATTAACCAATCCCTACATTTTATTTTATATTCTTCAACTGGCAAATTTGGAAATGGATCTCTTCCGGCATAAGATTTTATTTTTTTATTAAAATCCTCATATTTCCAATTAGCATACCAATCTGGATTATGTTCGTTCATTATAATATATTAATATAAAATAAAATTACTTAATATGAAAATTAAATTTTACCTAATTCTTTTTTCTTGGAAATATATTCAATAAAAAAATTATTGTGACAATTTTGAAAAACTTTTCAATGACCGCATCCTAATTTTTTTATTGAATAAATTTCCAAATCAAAATTCTGAAAAATTAAATAATAATTTTCCAAAGTAACTTAAAGAACTTATTTATTATGCTTTGCTGTCAATAGTAACTTCTTTTGCGATGTTTTTAATGATTTTGTCTTCCTTTTCCAAATCATTATCCCCTTTGCCTCCCATTGCTTCAATAACAAGTTTATTGTATTTATCTGAAACTTTAGAAGTGCTTTTTAAACAATCTGGGTTCTTTATTCTGAATTCACTCAACATTTTTGTATTTTTATGTGCCACATGTTTAATTGCTTTTCTAATCTTTATTTTAGTTTCATTTTCCTTTTCCCATTTATCTTCATCTTTAACATACATTATTTCTCTCTTTGTATCAGTACAATGAACTGGTCTTTTAGTTTCATCTAATGAATTTAAGTTTTTAACGATGATACTAGAGATACCTTCCACAAACCCATTTTTTCCAACATTTTCCAAATCAGTTAATTGTAATTTAATAGAATCTACAAAATCCATGATATTCATTGCATCTTTACATGTTTCATTTAAAAAAAATTGTAAATTAAACGTTTTATTATGAGAATTAGTATGTGAATTAGTTATATTAGTTATTGAGTTATTTTTGGATAATTCAAAAACTTTATTTTGTAATTCATTATTTTGTTTATTTTGTTCTATTAACATATTGTGTAGTTCTTTATTTTGTTGTAAAACACTCATAATTAGTTGAGGTGTTACATTATTTAATTCTTCGATACAACATTTTTTTTTGTGTCTCCATAAACCAGAATTATCCTTATATTTTTTATTACAATTTTGACAAATAAATTTTGAGCAGATTTTTGGCAGATTTTCATTGCTATTCTGCTTGCTATTTATTGATTTTTCATGTTTCAAGCTATTTAAATGGTCTGTGTAACTACTTTTTTTACTCGTACCATAGTGACAAAAATCACAATAATATTTAAAGCAGATTTTTGGCAGATTTTCATTGCTTAACATTGATATATTTATTCAATATTAAATTCTACCTAAATTCTTTTTTGTTAAAAATATATTCAACAAAAAAAATTATCGTAACAAATTTGAAAAACTTTTTTCAATGACCAGAGCTTAATTTTTTTTATGGTCTCACATATTTTTCATTTTTTCATTTTTCAAGAATTATTCCTATTTTTCAAAAATGGACAAAAATAAATGTCCAAAAATGAAAATCGGAAAAAAGTCTTGGAAAAAAATATTCGATAAAATTAAATAATAAATTCGCAAAGTAACTTAAAGAACTTATTTTTCGATTATAACTTCTTTTGCAATATTTTTAATTATTTTATCTTCTTTTTCCAAATCATTATCCCCTTTGCCTCCCATTGCTTCAAATACTAATTTATTATATTGATCTGAAACCTTAGAAGAACTTTTTAAACAATCTGGATTCTTTATTCTGAATTCACTCAACATCTTTGAATTTTTAAATGCAACTTTTTTAATTGCCTTTCTTAGCTTGTTTTTTTCTTCATTTTCCTTTTCCCATTTATCCTCATCTTTTATATACATTACTTCTCTCTTTGAATCTGTACAATGAACTGGTCTCTTAGTTTCATCTAATGAATTTAAATTTTTAACAATAATACTAGAAATACCTTCTACAAATCCAATTTTTCCAACTTTTTCTAAATCTGAAAGTTGTAATTTAATAGAATCTACAAAATCCATTATATTCATTGCATCTTTGCATGTTTCATTTAAAAAGAATTGTAAATTAAATGTTTTATTATGGGAATTTGTATTTGTAATATTGTTTGTTGTTGTATCTTTTTTCACAATTTCTAATATTAAGTTTTTAAATTCTTGGTTTTCTTTTATCAAATAATTAATTAATTCATCTTTTTTATCAGTATTTTCAGAATTTATTAATTCATTATTTAGTTTACATTTAATCTTATGTTTAGATAAACCTTGACTATATTTATATTTGTTACCACAAGAGCATATAAAAATATAATTCTCCTCCTTTTGCTCCTTTTGCTCGTTTTTTGTATCCAAAATGTATCCAAAATGTATCCGTTTATGTTTATCGGTTAATAAATGTCTGTCAAAATTATATTTTTTACAGCATTTAAAATCACATCTTTCACATATAAAATTACCCTCCTCTTTTTTGCTCTTCGATGTATCCATAATGTATCCATATAAAATATTTCCTAAATTCTTTTTTGTTGAAAATATATTCAATAAAAAAATTTTATCGTCACAAATTATAAATTTTGTTTTCAATGACCAGAGCTTAATTTTTTTTATGGTCTCATTGTTTTTCATTTTCCAACATTTATTTTCATTTTTCAAAAATGGACAAAAATAAATGTCCAAAATCAAAATTCTGAAAAAAGTCTTGGAAAAAAATATGCAACATTTTCTTCAAAAGT